ATTCTTTTTCTTTACCACTTTTCTCAGAAAACCTATTATGCATAGTCTCTTGCTCAAATGGTTTATTAGAATATCTTCTAGACATATTCATATCATCATTATAGTTTCTCATATTCTTAAAGCCTTTGTTCTCAAAGTCTTGTTTGAATTGATCACTAAATATATCTGAATCATATCCAGAGGTTCCAAATAGTTTACTCATCAAATGTCTCATAACTGATCTGTTTTAACTTGTTCATTTTTAGCATTATTAAATAAGGTTTTTAGAGATTCTAGATCAGATCTTTCAATCTCATATGTTTTATTACTAATCAAATTAGCTAAACCTTTAGGAACATTAGGAAGATCTCCAAGTTTAAATTTAAATCCTCCAGTCTCATCAATTAATTTGAGATATTTATCTAATAACCTATCAAGATGTAGATTACCTTCTGCATCTGCTAGTAAACTAATAAAAGAACCTATTTTATTTTCAACTATTTCATCTACTATAGGAAGCATTAGTTTAGTACCAAAATTGTTTCCTGTTAGTTGAACTATAATATTTTTAATCCATCTAGGAGCTATTTGTTTAAAAATTTCTACATCTGATATCATAATTTATTCCTTTCTTTTAACCATTGTTCAAATTCAAATTGATGTTTCTTATACTCTTCTAAATCTTCTAATTTTTGTTTATTAATTTCAACTGCTTTAGATTTACAATCTTTAATTACCTTCAATAAATTTTCAGAAATTAATCTACCTTCTCTAGTAGAACTAAATTCTTCTTTAAATTTATTAAGAAGAAACAATTGAAAATGCTGATTATAAAGATTATTAGCTTCTATAAATTCAGGTATTGAATTCATAGTCAACATATCTGATTCAGAAACACTAGATAATTCTACTAAGATTTCTTCAGATACTGATTTAGGCAATTTCTGAATATTATTATTAGTTAATTGTCCTAACTTTTCTTGTGCTAATTGAGCTTGTTCTGCTAACTGTTCTGCAATATTTTTCATAGTAATATAAGATTAAAAAGGGGAGAACTTAATCTCCCCAATTAATTATGCAGTAGGAGTACTAGAAGAAGCAGCTACTCTAGGGCAACCACATGATCCCCAAGGACCATTAGCTCCTTCATAACCTGTTACTACTGGAGTCTCAGGCAATACATTTACTCCATAGATTACACCACAAGTTTTCTTATCAGTATATCTATCTGAATGGTTTTGAGCCAATTGGAACTGCAATTCCAAAATCTTTTGCTCATAAGGTTTAGCTTGCTCTAAAGCAGCAATCTGTTTTTCAACTTGACAGAACTTGTCATTGAAATAATTATAAATACCAGTTTTCTCTTGCAAATCTTTAATTCTAGTATCATAGATTGCTCTAGTCAACAAAACATTGTCTTCACATTGTTTAGCAGACATATATACTTCAGAAGGAGTATATCCAAATCCACTTACACCAGCAGCACCATATCCTAAAGTGTTATTAGCTATAATGGTTTCTCCACCACCAATACCACCTAAAAGATTACCACCATTTTTTACTAATGCCCACAAACCTAGAGCTGTACCTGCTATACCTAATCCAAGACCTGCACCAGCTACTCCCTTAGAAGCAGCATCATCTAAACTTCTTGCCATTGTTTTAAAATTTAAGTTGTTAGTTAGTTAGTTTATATTGGAATATTGGCCAATTAATTCCAATACAAAGATACTATGTTTAGATGAGAAATATTCAAAATTTTTAAAAACTATACAATTTACTATAGCTATTCTTTATAGCTTTCCATAATATTTTATAAAAGCAAAGCCTTTTCTATGATCTAAATAGTCCTCTATTTCTTCATTTTCATATGCTTCTATCTCAAAGGCAGATGCTTTATAAGCTTTGTGATTAATTTTTGATATATCAAATTTTTCTTTTTTGATTAATATTTTAAATATATTATATATTAAAGATATTAAATATTCTACTCCATATATAATATAATACATTAAAAAATAGATAGGCAACCACCACCAACTATAGAATATACATAATATAGCAAATGGAATTAAGAAAGCTATAATACACTCTTTATATTGTTCACAATGAATTAATTCATGTCTTAAAGATGAAGGCATTAAACTTTCTTTCTTTGTAAATATGTAGCCAAATAACATAATTGTATTATATCCTTTAAATAAGATTGTTTTAGCTAATTTACTATTGTAAAATACTTTACTCATAATCTTATGGTTGTGGAGTTTGATACATTATACCAGCAGCTCTTAAATTAGCCAATAATTGATTAAATTGAGCTTTAACACCTTCTAGATCAGTATCAGCTTGTAAATCTGTTAGATCAGCAGCTTGTTTAACTAATCCTAAAGTATCTGGAGTAGCAGTAGTTGTTGCACTAACAGTATTCTCTAGTTTAACTTTATCTGCTGCAGACATAACTCCTGCTGTAGTTGTAGTTGCTGGATTAATAGTATGTGTAATTGTTGTAGTTGACCAAACTCCATTACTAGTTTTATATAACATAGAAGCATTATGACTAACAGTATTAGTTGAATAACTAAAATTAGTTAATTTATGAACTATACCAGTTATATTAGTACTTGCATTAGTTACAATATTAGCTAATAGATTATAATGATCTACACTCAATAATCCATTACTATCAACACTAGCTTCTGGAAAATTAGAATATATAGTAGAATTTTTCCACTCATCTTCAGCAGAAGAGTAAGTAGATGTAGAATGATTTATTCTTATTGCTCCATTCTTAGAAACAATATTAGATCCTACTAAAAAAATCTTTGCATCAAAAATACTTTTATTAATCTTAATTTCATTCAATTCTCTACCCATATTAGCACTAAGAGTTTTATCTGTATCAGTACTAGTTAAATCATCTACAATATCTCTCATATCATCATTAGCCCAAACTACATTACCATTTTCATCTAGTTTAAGAACTTGGTTAGATTTTCCATTTGTAGGAGGTAAAGTATTCATATCTAAAAATTTCATTTTAGATTTACCTTGAACACCTAATAAATCTCCATCTTTAGTATTTAAAATTATAGAAGCTCCAAAAGGCAATTCTTTATTTCTTAGAACTGCCTTAGCTTCTTCTTTTGTATTATATATTACCATCACTTAAATTTTATTTTAATTGATCCTAACTTCTAGTAAAAGGTCCTATTGCTATATAATGAAAAACTCTACTACTTCCATCTCCATTAATTATTGTAAATCCAGAACTTGTATAGTCAGTAAATCCCCAGTTTTCTTGATTACCAGTAGTAGTATTATCCCAGGATCCAGTCACTGACCAGACAGTATTAGTAAATGAAACTGGAAAATTTACTGCTCTTGTTGAATTTCCTTGAACTGTGAAATATCCCCATTGTATCATTATATCTCCAATTCTTTGATATCCATCTAAATTATGATATTGTGTATTAGAGCCTAATAAATAATATCTATTTTTAGGAGTTCCATAGAAAGGTCTTCCAGTATTTTCTATTGCTAAAAATTTTTTTGATTTAGCTGAATATAAAAACATTCCTACTTCAGAATTATATCCTATTGATCCTCTAGGAGTTGTACTTGTTCCATCAGTATTAGAATCATCAAAGTACATCTCTATAGTCCTGCTAGTACCTGTAGAAACTCCTGTTCTTTGTAGTCTTAATAAAACTTGGTCACTATTTCTTATATATCCTCCTGTAGTTGGTACAAATTTATCTAATATACTATCTGAAGTTAGAAATCCTTGTCCATTTACCCATTCTTGTGTAGTATAACCACTATCATTAGTTAATCTACTAATATTATCATTAGCTTTTACATAAGAACTGGCTGCTGTACCTCCTAATTGAGAGGCATTTGTTGCAGTGGCAGCATTACCAGTAATAGAAACTCCTAAAGTAGAAGAACAGTTAGTGATTGTTCCTGCATTCATGTATACTGGAACTGTAGCAGAACCTACTGTTGCAGAACATGCTGTTGGTGTTCCAGAACTTAAATATATAGGTTTAGCTGATCCTCCTATTGTAGTAGAGCCTAATTTAGATGCTGCAGAGGCTGTTGATGCATTCCCAGAGATATTGATATCCCAAGTTCCACTAGCACCTGTTCCTGTTTTAAGTGGATATTGAGAATTAGACCATGTTTGAGTTGCTACTAAGTTATTATTCATATATAAATTACCCCAATAAGCATTAGCCCAGGTAGTAGATGATCCAGCTCTCCAATACCAAGTAGAAGGAGAAGTGGTACCAGTACCATTTCTATAATTTACATTAATTACAGAATTTCCACTAGTTAAAGAACCTATACATATTTCATTTCCTGTTGTAGCTATTGAAGCACAACTACTAGTGACAAAATAATTCTTTAATGGAGCAAACTGACTATTAGCCCAACTCTGTGTAGCATATCCACTTAAAGATGGTATCTGATCTGTTGTCGCTATAGTCTTACCAAATAATTTACCTGTTCCTGCTTTACCAGAAGTCCAATCTAACTGTAAAGCTTTAGATCCAGACATACCAATTATAAAAAAATGTCCATTATCTAGTAATTCCATACTAAGTAGTCTTTCAGCTGCAGTGGTAGTATCTATAGCTGCACCAGATCTTCTGGCTAATAATAAAGGAGTTTGGCCAGCATCATTAGGTACTTGAACACTTAATGCTCCAACACCTTCATCCCAGAAATTTCCAGCTCCTCCAATTACATCAATGACAACACCATGTCTCCTACTACTCATAGTCAGAGCACCTGTTAATGTTCCTCCAGCTAATGGAAGATATCCAGAAAGGTCAGTGGAGGTAGGAAGTTTTGTTAATGTAGAACTAGATGCTCCAAAATAAACACCATCAGCTTTCATAGAGAAAGTGTATCCTCTACTATCTTGTAAAAACATTCCTAAACTTGAATTCCACCCCATAACACCTCTAGTTGTTCCTTGGGTTTTTGTAACTACATAAGCTTCACCTGCTGATGCTGAGTTATTTATTACAAGAGGTTCAGATCCACCACTATTTATCTTTAAAGTGCCAGTTAATGTTCCTCCAGACAAAGGTAAATATCCAGAAACAGTAGGAATATCTGTAATTAAAGCTAATCTAGTACTGCCAGAAGTTGTACCAACTCTAGCATATCCATCATTATCTATAAATAAATATTTGTTAGAATTATAATTATATATATAAGCACCTAGACTATCCCTGAATCCTATTGCAGCTGAAGCAGTTCCCTTTCTAAGAACTCTCATAAAAGTTTCAGATCCATTAGTGTCATTATTATTAATTACAAAAGTTGTGCTTCCAACTGTATTTATAGTTAAATTGCCTGATAATGTTCCTCCAGTTAGAGGAAGATAATTACTTGTACTACTATTAATCTTTGATACAACCCAATTAGTATCAGCTAAAAATTTCCAACCAGTAGTACTATTTCCTGTAGAAGGTATATAATGTCTATAAGCTATTCCTGTACCATCAATATCTGCAGCCAATTGAAAAGCATGATCATTTTGCCAGAAATAAGTTAAAAACATTCCATCATTAATGGTCCTACCTGTATTAGAATCAATTCCTGGAGAACCTGTTGAATCTTCTACAAATGATGATATATATAAAACATCATTGCCAGTTTTTGCTAAGTTTAGATTTGTCTGTCTAAAATTACTAGTAAATCCAGCAGCTGATTTAATAACTCCTGTAGAATATATCCCATTAGTAGGTACTAAATTGAGAGCATCACTAACATAACTTACTCCTACATATAATCCTCCAGTAGCTACTTTTTGAACACCTCCTTCTGCATTTAAAAACTGTGTAGCAGATGTACTACCAGTTATATATGGACCAGCATCTCCAAAAGTTACTTTATTTGTATGTAAGTTGTTTATATATGCAGCATTAAAACTCTGATCTGAAGTCCCAAGGGAACCTGATCCTCCACTAACTAATGTAGCTTTAGAATGAGGCAATAACCCATTAGTTCCTGCTTTAATATAAGTAAAATACTGTCCATCTTTATTTGTTAATGTTGCATGATTATATGTATTTGTAGTATATGTTACTGGATTAGTTAGGTTATATTCAGAATATATAGTATAATTTTTCCATGTAGATGATGCTGAATCATATTTAGTATGATATAAATTCTTAGCTAGTAATTCTAGTGACATACCAGGATCACTGGAACCAAACTGTACATTTTTGTTAGATTTATTGTAATAAAGTAATGTTATGTTTCCAGTATATATTCTAAATGAACTTTCTGGAATTATCATTGTATTAGATACAGAGAATTTATTACTATAAAATTTATATTGTGCTGTACTATGATTAACATCTCCTATACCTATATAAGCATATCCAATACTAGTATTATCAATTGAATTATATCCTCCAAATATAGACTTTGAAGTATTATCACTATTAGCTCTAAATGTAAGACTTCTACTCCATGTACTTCCTTCTTGTAAATTTATATTTGACAACAAACTTCCACTACTTATAACTTCAAAAGGGCCTACATTAAATTTACCTGCTTGGAAGGTATTATTGCCAGTAAATACATTATTACCAGATAATGTGGCTGGATCTTTGAGATTAAAAGAATCCCATAATAAATAAGATGATCCATTCCTGTCATGTATTAAATCAGAAGCTGTACTAGATATATATGTTGGAAAATTTACAGTGCCAACATACATTCTTGTTGAACCATTATAATTCCATGTTCTTAATACACCATATGCAGCAGAACCAGAAACATCTTCACACACTATACCAAGTCCCACAGGAAATCTAATACTTCCAGTCATTGTACCACCAGAAAGTGGTAAATAAGAACCTTGTATACTAGTAATAGAATTTTGTAATAATTTGCCTTGTTCTGCAGATAAAACTTTATTTGTTCCACCAGTAGTTAAATCATTTATAATATCTGCATGATATAATACTTCTGAATAATCAGATTTTCTTTTAAATGTAAGTGCATATTCTGTTCCTACAGCATATAAGTCTCCAATAAATTGAAATTTAGCTTTACTAGATATAAAATTAGTTTGATTATTTCCTGTAAAGATTGACAAAGATTGTTTATTAGTATATATCATTAATGATCCATTATCAGCTGGAGAGTAATTTAAACTAACAGTTTTATTATCTCCAAAATAAAGAAAAGATGAGGATGGAACAATGTTAGTAGTTTTAAGTCTCTTAGTAGTAGAATCCCATGTAGTGAACATTCCATTCACCATACTATCATCTCCATCTCTTAAAGCTAAGCATTGAATGTCTCCAATTTCTCCAGCTTTAAATCTATTATCAGATTCATCAAAGATAATTTGATAGTTAGGTTCTGTTCCTCTATCTATCTCTAATCCAGCAATTCCTTTAGTAACTCCAGCTCCTACTTCACCTTTGTTTAATAAAAGTAAATTATCTTTTATTTCTACAGTTTCTGCTTCTGTAACAAAAGATTGTCCTTCTACTAAAAGATCTCCTTTAAATGTAGCATTCTTAGCAATAAAATTAACATAATCAGTATCAGCTGCATTTCTAACAGAGATAGCATCACTTTCATGTTTAATCTTATTACCAGTATTATATTTTAATTGAAATGTAGAATTAGTTGTTCCTAAATCAGTATTCTGTTCATGAGTATCTCCTTCTAATGCAGTAAGTCTATTATCATGTTCAGTATCTTTATTTGTAGATCTAGCAATTTCATTATCTAATTTTGTTTCAATTCTAGATTCTTCTGATTCAGCTCTATCAGTTTCAGTTTCAATCTTAGTATTTAAATTAGATTCAGCATCAGTTGCTCTTGTTGTTTCAGCATCTATTTTTTTATCTAATCTATCATCTTCAGTGGTAGATCTATTAATCTCAGAATCTAACTTAGAATCTATTCTTTGATCTTCTTTGGTAGACCTGTCTATCTCTTTATCTAGTTTAGTTTCTATTCTATTTTCAGCATTAATAGCTCTATCAGTTTCAGTTTCAATTTTAGTATTTAAATTAGATTCAGCTGTGGTTGCTCTAGTTGTTTCTGCATCTATCTTTTTATCTAATCTATCATCTTCTGCTGTGGATCTATTTATTTCAGAGTCTAGTTTATTATCTATTCTAATATCTTCATTAGTAGATCTTTCTATTTCTTTATCTAGCTTAGCTTCTATTCTATTTTCAGCATTAATAGCTCTATCAGTTTCAGTTCTGATAGATTGCATAGCTGATTCAAAATAATTAGTTAGAGTATCACTTAATATTTTTCCTTGTTTAGCAGACAATACTTTAGTAGGATCATCAGTAGTTAAATTGTCCACTATATCTTGTTTACTAACAAAATTATCTGGAATATCTACAATAAAATCTTTATACTGATTTAAAAATTTAAGAGCTTGTTCTAAGGTTTTTAAAATTGTGCCTCCATCATCTCCATATAATTGAGATTCCATTTCAGCTCTAAGCTCTTCAATTTTTGTTTGAATTCTTTTTAAAGTATTGTATTCATCAGATGCTCCTCCAATAAGATTAATAACTGCTGTGTTAATTTGATCTAAAGTCCATTGAACTCTAGCTATTGTATCAGGAATATCTGCATCTACTATTTCAGATCTGATTTCTTCACTTGTTTTATGAATTGCTTTATTACTTACATGTTCTTGTAATTCTTTATCAATTCTTTCAATTTCTTCTTCATCATCATCAATAGTAGGTTCTATTAAACTGGTTTGAAAAGTGTACTTTCTTAACTCATTATTTTTATCTAAAGCAAAGAATGTTAGACCATAATATCTTTTTTGTACAGGTACTCTTTTAAGATATTGTTCTAATGTCTCCAAATTACTTTTGGAAACAATCCTATCATCAATAGGATCATTTCCTTGCATGTTAAAACCAGTTAATATATCACTCATTTTTCTAACTTATTACTATGTTAAAATGATTTGGAGAATCCAAATATTTAATTTCAGATGTTCTATAAACATCTAATTGTGTAGTTTTATCAGGTGTTAATTCTGATCTAATCTTTGTAAATTCATTTTTGACATTTACATTATTGTTTGTAATAGCAAATGTAAATGTACTAGGAACTACAATATAAATATATCCATATAAAGGATTAGCTACAGTACCATTAATATCTTCTTCAAATGTACTAGGTAATGATTTAACTAATAGAGCATTTAACACATGAATATCTGATATATTTTGAGATGCTGAAATACCAAAATAACAATTCTTATTATTTATAATTTCTTCAGCAGCAATTTCTATAGTATCAATCATTTTAGATAGAACATCAATAAGATATTTATAGTCTTCTGAAGTTATCCTTCTTGGACATGTTTGAAATCTCATTCTTAATTCTGCAATAGTAGCAGGATCAAAAATATCTATATTGATATTGCTCATTTTAAGCTTCTTTAATTTTAACACATAAATCAAAAATAGCATCTGTAATTGAATTATTTTTATCTAATTCATCAACAGAGTCTTTTAATAGTTTTAGTTCTTCACTATTGAAATCAACATCTTTAGGTTTTTCTTCATTTTTCCAAGTAATACCTTTTTCATTTTGTTTAATTTCAAAAGTCTCAATTTCTTCTGAACTAAAATCCACTTTCTTAATTATATTTCTCTTATTAGTCATAGTTAAGAGAGCCCCCTTTTCAGGGAGCAACTCTAACATCATTAATCTTTCTTTTATATTTAGTTTCATAGTATTTATATTTTTATTCCCAGTTCTCTTTATTTTGCATTAAATGCCATGCTCCATTAATATACATTAACATAACACCAGTCTGTTGTACTATATATAGTCTATGACCACTTATTAATACACCTTCTGCAATTCCAATTCTATGACTAGAATTTTCATTGTATAAAAAAACTATTTGTCCATAGTCTCCTGTTCCAGAAATTGTACAACCATCTAAAGTATCTCCATTTGTAGTACTAAGTCTATAAAAGGAATATTTTGAATTTAGAGTTATATTTTTGTTAGATGAAGTTAGTCTAATAGATTGAGAAGACAATGCAGTATTAACTCTCATCTTATTAAAATATATATCTTCTGTACTTATTTGAGTGCTGTTTGTGTGTAAAGCTCTTATATAAGAAGTTTCTAAAGAATCATATTGGAAGTTTCCTTTTTGTACAACTAACTTAGATAGATTTGTGCTTAAAAAAGTACTACTATTTGTATTAGTTTTTCCTGCTATAATCCCATAATTACTACTATTATCTAATTGTCCAATTCTAACAACTAAATCTCTTCCACTAGTTGAATCTGGAGTTCTAAATTCTAGATAATTATCATAAACAGAAAAATTACCAATACTTCCTCCTGTAGTAACATTAATATCTCCACTAATATTTGCATTATTAGCAGTAAGATTACCACTAGAATCTACATAGAAGTTTCCTCCTTTAATGCCAAAGCCATCTTCATAAATATTTAAACCTCCAATAGTTCCTGTTGTAGCAGTTAGAGTTCCTTTAAAATATCCTTCATCTGCTTCTATTTTGCCTTTAAAATAGCCATTATCAGCCCATATATCTCCATGGAAATATCCACCATAACATAACATTTGACCATCTTCTCTGATTACAAATGTAGCTCCTTGAGGACTTTGAGATCTAGGATCATATTCCCAAAACTGTTGTCTTTCTTCTGGAGTTTTATCTCCATTTAAAAATTCTTGATATAAATTAGACCATTCTTGAGAAGATTCATAATTACCACCAGAATAGAATCTTACTGTTTGAGGTTCATATTCTCCAGGTAAATTTTTACCTCCATATATACCTGCTTTTTCATCAGTTAATTCATATTCAAAATCATTTTTCTTTTTAGCATGACCTAATCTAATCCAAGTGGTTAAGAATAATCCTCCATCTGTGATAGATACTCCTCCTAATGCATCTTCTAGATACCAATTTTCTTCATTAATCTTTCTCCAAGTAATAACCTTCAAAAAATTAATTCCTGAATCTTCACAATAAATTCTTATCTTACATGAAAGATATGTTTTATTAGTATTAAAAACTGTTGGGTATATTTGTCCTTTTTCTGAAATTCCAACTTCAAGACCTTCATCAGGTTCAGCTATTATAGAGTAATAATTATTTCCAGGAGTAGTACCTCCTTGTAGTCTATAAATAAGTTCTTTAGAACCTTTTAAAACTGTATATGTAGTTGATACTGATAATGCTAATTTAGTAGGATCTAAGTAATCTGGATTTATGGTATCTTTAGTTCCAGGATCTACTAGTATATCATGAAATTCTTTATCTGCTATTACAGTATAAGAATCTTCTCCTTTATCTCCTGTTAATTTAATAGGTGTTGACCACTGTTCTCCATCTTTTACTTCTCCAGTAATAGGATTTTTTAATATTTTAGTCATCCATACATATAAGTTACCAGATGGTTGGGGTGGATTATCATACCAATTAGTACCAGGACTTTTTCCATTAGGATATTGTATAGGAGGAATATTTTCACTTAAAGCATATTTAAAATCAGTATACCAACCATCAACACCAACAATTTTAATAGGATCACCCCATTCACCTTCAGTTGCAGAAGGAGCTACTTTTTGAGACATCCAAATAACATTATCAGTAGTATCAGTATGCCAACCACCAGTAGTACCATCTCCTGTTGGTTTATTAGGTTTAAGTTCAGAATCATGATATGTTATATAAACACTAAAACCATTTGAACCATTAGTTCCATCAGTTCCATCAGAACCATCTGTAACCATTAATGTCCAAGCTATTCCATTATAAATATAAACTTTACCATTATCTAAATCTCTATAAACCCAATTTATTTGAGGATTTGAGGGAGGATCTCTAAATTCACCTTTCCATTCAATACTAAGACCATCTTCCCCATTTTTTCCATTAATACCATCAACAGTCATTTGGTACCAAACACCACTTTGGAAAACATAACTTTTACCATCAGTAGTATTCTTATAAGCCCAACCATTTTCTGGATTTACTGGATGAGAATCAAATTCTCCCTTCCATACTATAGAAGTACCATCTACACCATCAGCTCCATTAATTCCATTAATACCATCAGTTATTTTAACAATAGTATGAGTATCATAATAATCTCCTACATCTACTCTATAAGTAACATAAGTATTACCATTGCTCCATCCCACCTTAGGGTCATTAGGACTAATAGTTAAAGAATTAGTAGTATCTTCTATTACTGTCCAATTGGTGTTTTCAGTTTTATATCTCCATATATATTGAGGATCAAGAATATTTTGTGTTAAAGCTATTATATTAATAACATTAGGAATAGGATCTCCTTGAAAATCATCTTTATATTTAAATAATTGATCTCCTTGTATCTCTACACTTCTAGCAGGAGTACCAATAGCTGTTTGTTTTAATAATTCAGAAATAGAAGGTTCTCTATTATTGCATAGATCTAATCTCTGACCCCAAAAATGCACTTCAGTACCTATTCCTAAAGCACTGCTTTGATAAGCTCTAAACATTTGAACTTCATCAGTGTTTTTAAATTTAAAAGTTCTAAATTTAACTGTATCAGAAGCTTTTCTGCCTGTTTTAGGATCATATATACCAGCATCAGATTTTTCTCCTGTATTGTCCTCTGAACTATTAATATAACCTACTAATAAATACCATTTATTTAATTCTGGTAAATCGCCTCCCCAGAATAAACCATCAGAAGTTTGCCCTGAATATAATGAAGTATTAGGATCACATCCAAACAAGATAGTACCATCTCTCTGCATCTGTTTTACCCATATAGAATATCTATAAGTAAGATGATGATAAATAGGTATATTTGGAACATAAAAACCTCCATCTGTATCACCATCAGCAGTAGAAATACATTTCCATACTACATCTGGCATATTAAATGGAGTGGACAATATCTCTCTTTTATTATTAGCATTAGTTCCATATTGTAAATACTTACTATAATCTCCTGATCCTTCATTCCATAAGAATCTAAAGAACATGTTAGTAGTATATTCATCAACTAATAATGGAGGAGTCCATTCTCCTGAAGGCTCTCCAGTTAGATTATTTATATTAAATGCTTGCCATAATAACCCATACCATTCATCAAATGTGTTAGGATTAACATTCCATCCTGCTGGACTAGCTCCTCTAGGTTGGATAGGTTCAAGCATATCTCTAGTATATATTATAATACTATTACTACCATCAATAATGTCAACAATAGTAATTCTACCTTTAGCTATCACTTGACCTACAGAATTCTTCAATCTAACTTCAAAAGTAGATTTAGAATCAACATCATCTGGTGTTATTAAAATAGTTTTGTTTATTCTAGAGAAAGTAGAAATAACTTGTCCATTTTTATCATATTGAATCCAATCATAAATATATGTTGATCCATCTTCATCTAATTCTTCACCATTTCTCCATACTTCAGCTTCTATTGTAATAGTTCCTGTTTTGTTTTTAAATATTGTACCTTCAGGAGTATTAAAAGATATTTGTAAAGGATCTTGTTGATCTAAGAATGAAGCTGTAGCATATACAGATTGATTATAAGTAATAGATTTTGAATCTAAATCTGTAATAACACATTTAAATGTTGCAAAATTTAATACAGTAGATTCTGGAATAGTAATTTCATTAGTAGTATATCCAGTAACTCCAAAATTATTTACTTGATCAATATAAGCCCATCCAATACCTCCTTTATCATTATAATAAGGATTATAAATTCTAGTACCATTAGGAACATCTTGTTTTAAAGTTTCTGTTAAAACTATAGTTGTAGAAGAATTTACTGTAGCTACCACATAATCATATCCTAAGATTCTTATGTTAGAATCTCTAACCATTCCTGTGGTATTATCTAGATGTAATACATTATCTCCAGTCTTTGCAGCTGTAGATGTAAATTTAGGATCAAATACTCCAGGTTTTTCAATAAACCATTTATATTCAACATCAGTATCATCTATATAAGAACCTCTCCATAAATCACAATGAGCTTTTAAGAAATCTACATCATCATTTTTAAAAATACTTCCTAATGGATATAACATTATTGCCTGAATAGTAACTCCAGAAGTTTCTACTCTAACAAATGATAAAGATGAATAAAAAGGTGTTTCAGCCTTAGTTAATGGATCTACATAGATTCCATAAAATCCATATCTAATATTAGGATTAAGAGTTAATTCATTTGTTTTAATAGTAAGAACTTGATTTTCATCTATAACATGAGTAGGACTATTTTCTATAGATAATCCATTCTTAGTCCATTTAAAATCTTTAATATTTTCTTTTTGAGATATAAGAAGATTATCATCAGGATCTCCTGACCATACTCCTGGAGTTAAGACTAAATAAGGATAAACAGTCCAATCAGGATTTAATTTACCATCTTCTGTATTATATAATTGAACTAAAGATTTATTAGATTCTAAGGTAGCACTAATATATGTTGTATCTAGTTGATCAACAATAGTAATTTGACCATTCATGATCTTAGCACCATCTATAACAACAGTACAAATAAATGTAGCTTTCTTTTTAACATCTTTATTAGTAATCCTTATAGTTTTACCTTTAAGATTTTTATTGTTCCATTGAGTATCTGATGTAGGATCATCACTAATTCTTTTCCAACTAAATTCTTCAGCTGGAATAGTGTCAGTAATATCTGAACCTGCTATATATACATGTGTTGATAATTCAGTATCTATTCTATTGTTTTGAAAGATATTACCATTAGAAGAAGTTATTTCTACACTATATGCTCCATAACCATCTCTAACTTTAAAGATTGTTAGTTGGTTAGTATAGATATCATTAACAGTATATCTTAATGAAATCATATCAGTATTATTCCATAATGCTGAATCTGGAGTTATAGTTAAATTATCAGATGTTGCTCCTTCAATAATTTTATAAGTACCACCATTAGAATATTCCCATTTTCTAGCTGAATTAGTGGAAGGAGTAAAATTATAAGCTACAGCTTGAAGATTTATTTCATTAGGAAATACTGTTCCTTCTCCATCATATTTAAAAGCTGTAGTATTAGCAATTACTGTTACTAATGATTCTTTAATATTATATTCTCCTTTAGGATAAAATTGTGAAGGAACATCCTTAAAATAATTAGTTACATTATTGGTAGGAGCATATTCCTTTTTAAAAATATCTGAAGAATTAACTATATATTCTACTATAGAATAAATATCTGTGATATCTTGATTAGAAGTATAGGAATAACATCTTAACTCCTTAATGACATCCAAAACACCTTTTAAAATAACAAGTTTCCTATTTTCATAGGAATGACCATAGACAATGAGATTATTATAATATGATTTTAATGATGAATACAAAGTTGTTAATGTATTTATCATAGTGTGATTTGTTTGTTATTTTGTACATTTTTATATCCCTCATATGAGGTTTTATGATTAGCTTGAGCTAGATCATAGTTTAATAGATCATCCCATATTTGAACAGATGTAGAAAATTCTCCTAAAGTTAGAGAATTCTTAAAAATTTCTTCTTTTAAAATAATATCTATAATTAACTGTTCATTTTTACCACATGTTTTTACATATTCTTTAAGTAATTTAATTTTAGTGTGATAAAGTGGTAAAAGATTAACAGCAGCTGAAATTACTAGATCTGAATCACAGTAAGTCTCTGTTCCATTACTAGAAGTAGGTTGTCCAATAGTTTTAATATAAACAAAATAAAAATACCTTTCAAAATCAAAAGCTGCACTAGAAATAGTCATTTTAACTTCTTTTCTATCTTCACCTAAATTTTCTCCAGTGAGTTCAACTAAAATATTTTGCTTATCAGGATAATCTATAGTAAATTTATCATACTGCACAATGGCTATCTTTTCTAAAAAGACATTGGCATAATCTGGACCATCTATTACATTAGTCCAGAGAAAAATTCCATCTCCTAATGGAGACACTCTACATTCATGTATTTCTACCATAGTTAAAATAAAAAAGGGGAGACAGTATTACACCATCTCCCCATGTTATATATTAATCTGTAGGAGACAAAGAATTAATAGTAATTCCTAGAATAGTCCCCAAAGTATCAGTTAAAGTCTTAGCAGCAGCTTTAGCAGCATTATGACTAGCTTTTACTGGTTTTTTATTTCCATCTAGATCAAATGGGAATACAAAATACAATTGTTTTTGTGATTTCTGTACATCTTCATTATGTCCTTGATAGAAGAAAGTAATATCTACCATTACATAGCCTTTAGATGCATCTGCCATGTAAGAAGTTTCAAAGTTATTGGGATAACCCATATTTCTATAGATATCTCCTCTTTCTCCTAAATAGAACCATTCTTGTTCAGCAATAACTTTACCATTACCTTGACCAAGACTATGATATTTAACTTCAGTACCTGCAGCATCAACAAATTTATCTTCAGTAGTCATTTCTCCCTCACCAGTAGGAATAGTAACATTGAACATAAGTTTCTTTGCAGGAACTTTATCCTTATTAGAATATTGTTCTTTCTCTTTAATTACTAGAGTAGCTGAAGTGGTTGCTCCTTCTTTAGAGAATTCCAAATATTTATTTCCAGGAAGCTTAATAGCAGTTCCACCTTTAGGAGTATACTGGAAAGATGAAGTGAAAGATCCAGTTTCATGCATAAACTGATAAGCTAGATCTTTAACAAGACCATCAACTACAGCTTCTGCATCATCTCCAGTTTTAGCAGTATAAGATGCTAACTTAAAATATTGATTTTCAGGACTTACTGAATACCAATCCAAGAATTGAATTTCAAGAACATATTTAACACCAGCAGTTACATTAACTGGAGTTACAATTACTTCTTTAAATGATTCTGGAGCATAATCAGTAGTCTTAGCATATACTACTTGATCTTTATAGATATTATCTGTTTTAGAGATATATCCTTTATTATTTTTATATAAGAAATATGCATAGTTGCCAGCAGTCTTTTTTCCAAGATCATTAAATACAGCAGCTTGTCCAGTAGTAGCTGAAGTAAAATTAGAAGGAGCAGCAGCAGAAGATGCTCCAGTAACAACATACATATGTCTTACCTGTTGATTTGATAAAGCACTCATTTATATATTATTTTTAAAAGTTTCTTTGATTTAATTGAACATGAGCTTCTAAATTAGAGGGATTATAATCTCTTAAAGCTAATTCTACAGCTCTATTCAATATATTTAAATGTATATTAGAACCTAATTTACAAAGAGTTTCTTTAGTCTCTCCTTTAATAGATAATCCCATACCTTCATATAATCCAGTTGAAAGATCTTCTAGTATTATAGGTTCTGGTTCTATTAAATAAGTTACTTCATAGCTAGTAGGTTCTTTACTAGAGATAATATAGATACCATCATTCTTAGTTAATTTAAATACTTTCCTTTCATTAGGTTTTTTAAAAGGATTAATAAGATTGACATTTAATTCATCCCATGTAGTAGGAATAACTAAGATAGTTAATGGCCAATTAGGTATTATAACTTGTTCATTAATTGGATACCAGATATTATCTGCAGTCTTAAATCTAGCTTGATTATAGCCTCTATATTTAGATAATTCTAATGGATTCAATGTTTCTGTTCTAACAAGATATTCCAAAGCTGTTCTTATATGTTCTGTACTATCCACAGCTTCATGGTATATATTCTTACCAGAATAAAATTCTTTTACAATTTCATCCTGTGCTTGTGTTAGAAACAAAGATATTTCATAAGAATTCAACTCAGGAGCAGACTTATCAGAATTATTATAATGTAAATTAAAACTCTCTATCCATTCTTTAGAATTATTCATTATTCTTGAGCATTTTTGATTTGAGATTGTAATTTAAGATAAATTGTTTGGTTCTTAGGACTATTCAAGAATTTAACACAATTATCTAGTGTAGGCTCTTCATTTTTTTCACATACTGGTGTATTATCTGCCATGAAATAAAAGTCTCCTCTTTTCTTCATTATTCCATATTCTATTGCTTCAATAATATTAATCTTAGTATCTAAGAATTCATCATTAGCAATCTGTAAAAATTTCTTGGGTTCCTTTTCAATTTCTTCTGTTGCCCATACAACCAGTTGATCTAATTTAGTATTGTTATTAATAGGTTTATTAGTCAATAACTGTACAATAGTTTTAACTTTAGGTTTATTCTCTTTAATAGATCCTAGCAAAATATAAGCTTGTGCTCTAGCATTAGCAACAGCTGTTTTCTGAGCTAATTCCTCTCCTTCATTAATAATTACAAATCTCCAAGTACCTAATTTCTTAGATTGAAGATCTTCCAATGAAGGAGCTACTAAATCAGTATTATTAACAACTACTTTATATTTAATATAGTCAATAGGATCACTTAGATTAAATGTAGTATCTTCTTTTTTTAAAGCTACATTAAAATTATCCCAATAATTGTTCTCTTTTCTATGTACAGATAAAGCACCTGATTCAAGTCCTAGTGTTTCCTCCAAGAATGCTTTTTCATTATCTGTCAAAACATTTTTATAAGAACCATTTCTTAATACTGGGACTGTTAAAACAATACTAGCTCCCATAGATAATCCTCCATATTGAGGATTTTTAGGATTAGTAACAAACCCATCTGGTTTCCTAATAAATCTAACAATGACTTTATTATCTTTTAAACAAGATACAATCCCTTTTGATTTTGTTTCTACCATCTTCTTCTCCTTAAATATATTTGGGGAGGATTATTCCTCCCCTATTCAATTAAACAGCTCTATAAATTAAACTCATAGTTCTCTCAGCATCTAAAATAAATGCTCCTAAAGAAGCCATCTTATGGATCACACAAGAGTCTTCATCAAATGACATATTATTGTTATTCATTTGGCCTGTGAAAGGATTTCTAACATTATTTATTAATACAAGGTCGCTAATCTTGTATAACACTTTTAAAGTGTTCTCTATATCTCTATAGAGGTTGGACCATATCTTCATTCTTTATATCTTCTAATATAAAGAAGCACTGCACTTCCCCATGCTTATGGGTACTCCCTAAAGGGATGGCCTCTGAACTTTCTCTATTTCTAGAGCTAAGCTGCTGATTGTCTAATCTTCAAGATTGTCACTAATTAAAAATCTCCACTTTCTTCCTTGACATATATTCTTAATACAAGAGTAAGAAACTCCATATAATTTAGAAATATATTTCTGAGAAAAACCTTGATTTAATAAATTAGGTATTTGTTTTACTTGAAATTCTGTTAATTTAGACCATCTATGTTTTTCACCAGATTTTCTTAAACCTGTTCTAAAAGCATGATTAGTGTTTTCCTTAATAGTACACCATTCTAAATTTCCAACAGTGTTATTTTGTTTATTTCCATCCAAATGATTTACTATTTCATAATTATTTGGATTTTCTATAAAAGCTTCTGCAACTAATCTATGTACTCTAAAAGATTTACTTTTAGAATTTTTCCATAGTGTTACAGTTAAATAACCATCTTTTTCTATTGATTGGGTGATAGGTTTTGAATAATATTTTCTAATACCACCATTTACAATCATTTCTCTATCTAGAGATTTAACATTTCCAAGATTTGAAATTTGATAATAGCCTTCAAAATCTTTAATGTCTTTCCAAATTTCCATATTTTATTTTTTATTAATTAGTACTTGAAGCTCTAAAGAGTTTCCAGCAATTCACAGTGTTTATTAAAGTTTGAGCTTAGGCAACCTTTCTTTGCTGTGTTAACCCAAACTGATATCCTCTATGTTCCTCCTCACCTTTAATCTTAGCAATTTGGATATTTGGCTCTTCTGTTGAACCAATATAAAGAATATCATATCTGTAAGATTCAGTAACACCTCCATCAGGATGTGGAACTTTATTTCTTACTGGATCATCATAGAATGGATCTACTTCCAAGAATACTTCTACATTATTAGGAGCTCTATAACCAACAAATTGGAATCCAGCAGTCAAAGCAGTCTGATGCAAATTAGAATTAGCCTTAGAAATAATTCCAGGTTGATCAGAACCTCTCAAATATGAGAATGCAGACCATCCTGATACTACATCTAGAACAGCTTTATTAAATTGGATTGCTCCATATTCACCAGTTCTCAAAATAAATTTCCTATCTTTCATATCAAGTTTAGATACAGATAGATCTACTAGAGCTTTCTCTAATAGTTTAAGATCAAATTTATTATAGTAAACAACATTACCATAACTCATTTGTTCCCTGATACCTGCACCCATCTTGATGACATTACCAGATTTACCAAAGTCATAATATTCACCATGTTCATCTCTATTAGAGACTCCATACATCAATACATGAGATTTATCTTTAGCAAATTGTTCCTCTAATGTCCAGTCTACTTGATGAATCCACATTTTATTAACTTGAAGTTTACCTTCCTTAGTCATTACAGGAATACCAGTTTCAAGTTTTCTATTCATCTTATTTCCAGCTACCTTAGTAGAAATTCTAATAGTAGAGAATTCATTTCTCATAGAGAATGGAGTTGCATATCTTACATCACCAACTTTTCTACTCATCTCTCTTTCTACAGGAGCATATTCATCAGAGAATCTTTTACCTCCAACTAGCTCTTCACCAGGACAACCATTCTGTTTATTCTTACCTGTAAGTTCTACTTTATAAACATAATATGTACCTTCTACTCTAGGCTCTTCAAGAATTCTAAAAGGATATTCCTCATTCTTTTCACCCACAATAATGTAACCATCAAAGAAATAGTTTTCAGGGAATACTAGTTCGATAGTAGATCCACCAATACCTACATTAAAGTCATCAGCTTCAACAACAGTACCATTATATCTAGCTTCAACCAAAGCAATATTTCTCCTAGAAGAACCAATAAGTTCCCAAGTATAATCATCATCTGTTTCAAAATATTTAACAGGGAATCTCATCAAATTTCTTTCAAGAGACATACCTCTATTTGCATAGAGTAATTTAATCATAAGATTTGAAGCTTTTTGAGGGGCACTCTGAAAAATAGAAGCCAAAGCATTATCTGAAACCAAACCATTTAAGGTCTTGGCTTCTCTCATTACATACTTTCCAATCATTTTTATTCAATTAATTATTATAATATTTAATCAAGGACAATATCCCAATCTCTTCCATAGATACCAGAAGACTTTGAATTAAAAGGTAAAGGATTGTCTGATAAGCCAATAGGTTGAGAAGTAAGTACTCTTTCTAAATCATCTACAGCTTTCTTTTTAGCAACTTTCTTTGTTGCTTTCATAATTCTGTCAAAGCTTTTAAAACCATCAGTTAAGACAAATAATGTTCCAATAACTTTTTGAAAATCTTTTGGATTTTCTTTTGCATATTTTTGAACAGCATTTAATGGTCTTCCATTATCATCTTTAGCAATAGGTTTTTTAAGAGTGTTTAAAATTTTCTTAGAAGTCTCTTCTGTGATTTTAATTCCTTTAATAGGTTCTCTATCTTTAGAAATAGATTCATATAAATCATTATAGAAATCTTCTTGTTCTTTTTTTAATTTCTTAGCTTTCTCTTCAGCTTCTGCATTAATTTCTTCTATTTTAGAATTAAAAAATTCTTTATTAGATTCTAGAGCATCAAATACTTCATCAATATCATCTCCTCTATCAAATATCTTTTTAACTTTAGCTTTAGCTTTTTCTTCAGACATTCCTCTATTAAGATAATCTTGATAGATAATATTTGCTCTTAATGCTTCACCATCTTGTCCTTCTTCTTTCAATTGATCTTCTGTTAAACTTTCCAAGTAATCTAAGCTATTCTTATATTGCAAAATTTCTTTTGTATCAACTCCATTTTCAATAGCTTTTTTAATAAACTTGTCAGTTTCATCTAGTTTGGATTCAACTTCTTTTTCAATGTATTCTTTAAATACATCTTTGAAATCATCCCAACTTTTTAATTCTTTATTCTCTAGATCAAGATCAGGGAGGACAGATTCCTGTTTGAGAGCATTTGCTAGGGTATTGTAGAGATTTGGAGAAGAAGTTGTTTCCTCAACAGTTTGTTCTTCTTCCTCCTCTGCTTCTTGATCCTCACTAGCTACTCCCCCTGGATTATCATCCTCACTAGTATTATTTTTATCTTCAGTTTCTTCTTCTGAAGTTTCAATTTCTTCTTTATTTTCTTCAGTCTCTTCAATTTCATCTGGAAGAATTTCCATAAAATCATTAAGACCTAAAATATCTACATCATTCATTCTTCTTCTCCTTTAATATTTTATAATTTACTCAAATGTTTTAATGATTCTACTAATGATTTTAACTCATTAATAGTTTTAGCATTATCTTCACAAATCTTTTTTGTGGCTTCTAATTGTACTTGTAGAGATTTATTTTCTTCTTCCAAGATAATTATTCTACCATTTAATTCAATAATTTGTTTAGATCTTTCTTCTATCTCTTTTAGAAGAGCATTATTTGTATTTAAATAGTAATTACTAGACTCTTTAATAACTTCAAAAGACTCTTTTTTTCTTTTATATTTATTAGTAACAAAGTAAGTTATTGTATTAGTTACTAGAGTTACTACAGCCATTATAATTCCTTCATTCATGTCTTCTTGGTTTTAGTATCATATTTATTTTTATTTTCTCTAGCAACTTCTAAGCTCTTATCTGCTTTGTATTTTTCAGTCTGAGCTTTAGTTTCAACTTCCTTCTCTTTAATTCTAAGTTCTTCTCTCTTTAAAGAGTTAGTTTCCATAGCATTCACCTCTTCTAATGCCAATTTATTCATTTCTACTACATCAGGAATACTATTATCATTAATATCTTTATCTTCAGAATATCCTAAAGCTGATATAGTAGCCACTTGAATTTTAGTTTGATTATCTTGATCAATTTTATATTTTTCAAGATCTAATTTAGCTTGTTCTATTTGAGCTTGTTGTTCTAATTGAGACTGAGCCAATTCTTGTTCAGCTTGTTGTTGCTGTTGTTGTCTTTCTTGAATATCTGCTTCATCAATTTCAATAGTTCTTTGTACTTGAGCTAAAGATTTACTATTATAAATCTTAATAATAGATGAGAAAGATAAAGCTTGATTTTGTAAAGCTGCTTGTGCTAATGTATCTAATTTCTGTGTTAATTCTAAAGTGTTCATAGAATTATCAACTACTAAACCATAATCACATTCAGCAAACTCATCTCCATTAATAGTTACAAGTTCTCTAGAAAAGTCATCTAAAATAAAATTATATTTTTTACTAGAACCTCTCATTGCTATTTTAGCAGTTTCTAATAAAGCTTCTAGTACTCTTTTCTTAACATCATCATGAATTAAGAATAGTCTTTCTGTAATATAAGTACTTTGTCTAACAGATGTTTGTACACCACCAACAGTTTCTGAAGCTTGTACTGCTCCTTCTCTTTGATCTGTAATGCCTACTATCTTAGACATCTCTTGTTTAATAAATTCTAATAAAGCTATATGCTGTTGTATATAATTACCTGTCTCAGCATCTATAACTCCAGAACTATTATTATTAAGAGAACCTGCTAATTTACCAGTAGCAGCACCTACATTACCTTCTTTAAAAGAGTCTACTACAGCAATACCATTAACATAAGCAAAATGCATCCATTTATCTATCTCCCAATCATCAGGAATAAGAGCTAAATCTAATTTAACAATTTTACCCATGTTTCTAGCAATAGCTTTATTTAATCTATCATGTACTGCATCATACATGTATTGAAATGGTTTCATCATATCTACTAATGAATAGACTCTAGATTCATTAAGATTATAGACAGAACCAATAATACCAAAATGGCATCTGGATGGATTAGACATTCTATTGTATTGGATCTTTCTAGGTCTGATATTAATATAAATATCTCTACCTATTTTAGTTCCTTCCCATGCTTCATTAATCCATTGTTTTTCAGCTTCCTCACCAAGAGCTTCATTTACTTTATAATCTTCAGGATAATAGTCATAGTAAGGTTCTCCTGTTTCTAAGTCATATTTCTTAACTTTCAAAACAAGTCTTTTACTTTTCCAGAATATTCTTAATACTCTAATATTACCCAAATTATCATAATAGTTAGAAGAAGGTGTAGTTGTTCCAGATTGAAAAGCAAAATCTAAATCAATATTATTATCATCATAATAAGAGAATCTTGGAACAAATAGTTTAGTATCATCATATAAATTTAATCCTTCAGATGAATCAGCAAAAGGAGAATATTCTTCTAACTTTTTAACATCATTATCAGAAAGATCATCATAATAATAATCTAATATTTTTCCAGGAGCCCAAAAGTCATCTAAAATTATTAAATCTGCATCTTCTATTTTATTAGAATATCCATTTTTAAATACATGAACTTTTCTAGGATTAAGTCTTTCTACTATAGGTTCTCCTGATACAATATCACATTGGTATAATTCTTCACCAACAATCATTGCATCCATGAAACCATCATTAAACTTAACATCTAGTTTTAATTCTTTATAATAATGATTTAATAATTGATTTGCTCTTATCTCTCTTATATCTGACCAATCATATCTAAAAGAATCTGAAAGAGATTTTAATTCTTTATCCAAGATAGATTCATCTTGTGATGCTTCTTCTAGGAGGGAAGATAAAGCTTCTGAAAGCTCTTTTCTTTTTTTAATTTCAAGTTCTGAAATAGCATCAGGATTAGTAATTATTACTTTGAATTCATATCTTCTTTCTTTTTCTTCTCCAGCTAATACATTCAATTTACTATTCATAATAGGATAGTGTTGAATATTACTAGGAATATAAGAGGCTTTGATATTGTCAGGATTTAGAATTAACTTTAAATCATCTAGATGAAGCTTTCCATTAATTAAATCATAATTGATTTTTTTATTAATAAAAGCTTTTCTAACAACAGAGTCAAAGAAGTAGGATCTTTTATCAGCCCAATCAACAACTCTTTTCCTCCATTCTTTACCTTTCTTAGAAAAAGGTAATTTCTGGTTAGGAAATCCACTAATAGTTAATTCCATATTTTATTTATTTCTAATATTTTGCAAATATATAACTCTTTAGTAAAAGTTATATGATTTTATTTGAAAAAATTGAGTTTTTTATAGCTAAATTACCAAAAAGAATTATCAGCAAAATTACTAGTAAAGAAGGGATCATTACCCAGATAATTTTTTCTAGTTTTTTTACCAATAGATGTTCCTTCTCCTGGAAGATATTTCATATTATTTTCTCTAATAATCATTAACATACCTAAAGCAGAAACTCTATCTGCATTTATATCAGGATTCCACATTATAAGTTCTTTTATCAGAGCTATTCCTCTTAATCTTTGTAGATTCTTAACAGTAGTAATCTTTTCTACTTCATCACCATGTTCATCTAATTCAACTTTAGTTTGTTTTACAGGCATTAATAGCCAGTCTCTAATCAATCTTCTAGCATAAGCATTTACTTGTTTTCCTGAATTAGTGCCTTTACTATTATGAGTGGTTACAAAATCACCTATTAGATAACAATGATCTTCTGAATCTACTGTTACACATTTAGCTTGTTTTTGGCCTATATATTCTATATTTGTTATTCCTATTTTAAAAGCTCTAGTTTTAGTTATTTTTTGTTTTTGATATTTTCTAGGAAGGTTGAATAGCCTAATATCAGTATAAAATCTAACAAGATAAATAGGGCCATATTTATTAGATTGCTCTAAAATATTTCCATTTATACCCAAACTTCTTGCTAAGAATAATACATCTTCTGCTAATTGTTTAGAAATAGAAGAATAATTACAATTTCCATTTTTATCACAATATCCATCTGTATCTAATAATCCTCTAAGAAGTTCTAGTCTTATTTCTTTAGAGTTGTATTTATAGATATCTGGAATAAATTTTGTTTTAGATCTTGTCTCTATAAGTCCTAAACTTTTAATTATTTCTTTAATATTATCATAATAAATATTATGATGTCTATCATCCCAAGTTTTATATTTATACCCTAAGATATTCATATAAATTTCCATATCAGGAATACAAGAAGCAAATTTAACTTGAGTTTTAGTTATACAACTAAAAGTTCCATCTCCTAGAAGAAGGCCTAAAAAATATGGGTTTAAAGGAATTTCTTGTTTTTTAAATTCTACTCCTTCATTTTTAGGAATATAATAGATAGATTCTTTATATTTACCTTTATCTCTAGTAAGATTTTCCTTTAATTCTAAAGTAGATTTTACTTTTATTAGTCCATTATAATCTATTACTTTCCATAAGTGATTACTAGAAGCTTCAATAGTTCTTCCATCTTTTAATGTTAGTCTATAAATATCTGTTTTGTTATTAAATGGAATATCTATTACTTTAGTAATATCTCCTTTAGTGTCAAATAAATAATCTCCTATTTGAATTTCTTCCCATTTTTGTAAACCTTTAGGGGTATAAACTAATTGATCATATGGATGAGCTTTATTACCATACATAGAAGATTTTACTAATTCTACATCTCTTAAAATATCTGGAGTGTCACATAGTAAATGAGTACAATGATGATTAGAAAAATATGTAAATAAACCTTTTTTATCATTTTCATAATTTAATGAGGCATTGTAGAAAATAGCTAATCTTCTACATATTTCATAAAAATCATCTGCAAAATCAGGTCTACCTGTATATTCAGCTACAATCCTATCAGTGAACATGTCAAGGATAAATATACTGGGAAGAGATACAGTTGTACTATGATCATCATCAATAGGGTCAATACCACCAACATACCTATAACTAGGCACCTTTCCATTAACTTCTTTAGGCAATTCATATATTTCTAATGCTCCTTTATGTCTATTATCTTTTAAGGGAAAATCTCTAATAGGATCATCATCTGTTGGTCTAAAAGAAATATTTCCTTCAGGATCTTGATATAGTTCTCCAACTAAATGACCTCTATGCCATTCTATTTTATTTGATTCTATATAATTAAGATGGTCTGTCAAATCAGCTACAGGAAATAATGTACCATCTCTTCTCATTACAGCTTCTTGAATAGACATAGGATGTTCAGCTATTCTTTGTGCAATAGTAGAAGGATCTGTAGAATTATATTTGATAAATACTCTTTCTTTAACTTCTTCTAAAACAGCTTTAATAACATCTGAATTTCCATTTTTATCATAACATCCTTTTCTATTCATATATTCTCCTATAAAGAGAATAGATTTAGAACCTCCAGATGTTCCTTTATCAAACATATTAGGAACTCCATAAACATTATATCCTAAGGGATTATAAATCATTTCTAAAGCACCACTAAAATCTGATCCTTCAGTATTATGAGTTACTATACCATTAGCTATGTAAGTATGAGTATTATCTGCAGTTAAATTATAAATAGTTTGTAAACCTATATTTTTTATATCAATGATTTTTTCTTCTCTTTTAGAAGTAGATTTTTTTGTGGAAAATAATTCTTTAATTTTATTTAATCTTTCCTGTTTTACTTTAGGATAAAGTTTTATATTGTGACAAAAATTTAATAAACTAATACTGTCAGATATAGTATATTCAAACCAAGAATGTTTGTCTTTAGGATTATTTTTTCTAGGCAGTCTTTCCCTAATTCTACCATGTATTCCAAATTTTATAAGCAATAGTCCTAAAAAAGATAATAATTCTTTAGAAGCAGAAGAAATTGATATTTCTGCCAAATCTTTATTGTCTGCTTTTCTTAAATTTACATATCCATCTGTATCAAAAAAACCTCCAATAAGTTCAGACAAAGCTTCTTTTGAGTATTGGCCAATCTTATTTGGAAAAGTTTTATTTAATTTGGTTTGACCATAAATTCCTTCTTCTCTTAGATATTTATTAAATCCTTTAATTGCAATTTCTTGAAATGTTTTTCCTAATTTTGTAATGTACTCTCTTTGAATGTTATATTCAAAATTATTTTTTATAAAATCTAGAATTTCAGGTTCACAATTAGATAGTCTAGTAGATTGATTGTTTCCATAAGAACCATCTCCTATTACCCAACCTATAACTCTTGGGTATTTAGGATTATATGTTCCAAATAATGGAATTTCCTCAACTATTTTAATTCTATCTCCAATTTTTAAATTCCTAGCTTCTATAAATTTACCTTTAACAAAAATAGGATGATCTATACTACATCTTAATTTTTTATTGAAAGAAGTAATTATTTCCAGACATTCTTTTTTCTGTAAAGGTTGTATATAAGAAATAGTTTCTTTAGAATATTTTTTTAACTTTGTATTATATCCTATAATTCCATCTTCTTTTTTAAGATCTTCAATATTTTTTATATCTCCAGAGCTAGTAAATACTTTAGAACCAGCACAAATACAGCCTCCAGTTCCTAAAGCAATTGCTTGTCCAAAAGAATATCCACCTTCTTCTACATTAGGTCTACTAGTATTCCATGCATCTATAAAACCAGGAAACATACCAAACTCCTCCCATATCATTAAATGAGATCTCTTTCCCCTGGCTTTATCAGAATCATTATTTAGTGATAATCCTATAATTTCATTTCTAGTTCCTAAAGCTACATCTTTATTTCTAGTATCCTTAAATCCCATAATCCAATGCATTTCTTGATTAGAAGATTTTAATCTACTAGATGGATATTGTGTATTTAAAGCTAAGAAATCTGTCATAGCTAATATCTTATTCAGAGTACCATCTTTTCTTAAATACTCTGTATTACTAGCTACAACAACAGATTTTACTTTTTCACATACTTCTTTGTTTTCTCCTAAGATAAAATTTCTAGTAGCCATAGATGCTACTTTAAATGAATTATGAGTAACAATAAAGTCATTCATTAAAAATAAATGAGAATCATTGTCCACTATTACACATTTAGCATCTTCATTATGAGAATATTCTATAGAAGTAATTGCTACATAGTTTTCTTGATTCTTTAAATAATTAGAATTTCTTTGTTTTATTTTTTCTATTTTTCTAGGAAGTTTAAAGATAGTTTCAGTAGTTATAAATCTAACCCTAAAATATTCTTTAATTTCATCTTTATATTTTACAAACTTAGAATTAAGTGTTCCTCTTATTCCTAAAGATCTTCCAATCCAAAGTACATCTTCTGCTAATTGTTTAGATTTAGAGATATATTCTATACCACTACTAAAAGCAGAACCATCAGTATCCATTAATCCTTTTAAGATTTCTAATCTAACTTCTTTAGAATTATATTTATAGATATCTGGAATAAATTTATTATCAGATTTTGTTTTATATAAACCTAATTCAATCAATTTATTTTTAATATTTGCACTTTCTATAAAACAATTACTGTTTTTATATTCTCTAATTTTAGTATTTAATAATTTCTCATAAGTTTTCTGATCTTTAACTGTAGAAGAAAATAATACTCCTTTACTATTAGCATATCCTAAACATCCATCCCCCAAAATTAAACCTAATAGATAAGGATCTATAGAAACTTCTTTATAAGGAATTTCTATTGCTTTATTTATAGGCAAAAAAGCTTTACATTCAATAGGTTTATGACATTTTCCTTTAATTGTTCTTTTACCAAAACCATTTTCTATAATCCACTGTGTGTCTACTGTTAGTAATTTATTTCCATATTTTATAGTCCAAAGATGTTCTAATCCAGCATATGCTATCCTTCCATCTTTTAAAGTTAATTTATATATTGGTTTTGATTTATGATTAAATTCCTCTAAGACTTTTGTTGGCTTACCATTATCTCCATATAAATAATCTCCTGGATGTATATCTTTCCATATTTTATATCCATCTGGAGTATATACAATAGTAGAGTTAGGAAGCATTTTTCCTTTTCCTCTGGCTGCTATTAAAGCTGAATGTTGACCTCCTTTGTATTCATTATACATTCCTCCATATCTAGCTTGATTTATATAATGAAAGAATATATAATCTCCATCATAGATATCAGGAAAATCAACAACCCTATTTACAGCATTAGTATCTTTAATATTAGCTGTTGCTCTTTCTATTGGAGAATAGTTTAAATAAAAATAATGATAACCAGTAATCCATTCACCATCTGATGGTCTTTTACATCCATACCAACATTTAAGAACTTCTTTTCTTAACCATTTCATATATGGACTATTTGGATTACCATTAGGTCTTAAATTAGTATATTTACCATGTTTTTTAAAAGCTAATGCAGGTTTCCTAAAATAATCCATATTCTCTAATATGTGAGGCTTAACTACATTAACTATAATTTTACCTTCTGAATCTCTTTCTAGATCTTTAGCATAAGGTCTATCTGGAGATATCATCCATCTTATAAATGGATAATTATTTAAATAGTCTAATAGTTCTGTTCTTTCTTCTTTAGCTAATGTTTCTAGAAACTCAGGAGTTAATTCTGTATTTACAGTATTAGTTACCATCTTGTATTCCTTTTAAAGTTTCTATATCATTAAAAGCTTTAAATCCACTGTCTAGAATAGTTCTATCTTTAGATGTAATAGAGTCTTCTTCAATTTCAGCTAGTACTTCTCTTTCTAGCTCTTTAAACTCTTTTAATAAAGGTCCCACTTGTTTAATAGAACTTGTAGATTTATTAATTTCATTAGCATCCATATTTTTATAATCAGCCTCTCTTAAATTCTGAGTTATCTTTCTAATAGCGACTCTAACATCATCTAATGCTGTAGAAAAAATAGTTACACTTAATTTAAGATAAGTGTTCATAGCTTTAGTTACAAGTTCATCTGGCTTCCATTTTTTAGGTAAATTTAAATCTGTCTTAATAGCTTCCATTCTTTCTGTAGGATCATCTATATAAAGATAATCAGATCTACTATCACAAAAGAAAAAAATAAATGATAATTCATTTATAGCATGTTCTTTTGTTTTAGATTTATCTCTCTTAACTAGCTCCTTAAAGTCTACTATAGTTAATGCTTCTGGAGCTATTTCTACTTTCCAATTTTCTAATTTAAATAGTTTCATAATAAACAAAAAAAGAGGAAGCTTTAAGCCTCCTCTGTTACTACTTTATATCTAACATCTGAATCATATAGAAAAAGAATCTCTTTATCTTCTGATTTTTCAATAGGTAAGTCTAAATAATATTCCCAACCATATTCTTCTTTAGAAGGATCAGGTTGAAAAGCTTTCTTCTTTTGTTCTCTCCTAATATAATTTTTAGGATTAATTTCAACCACATCTCCTACTTTTAATTCTCTACTAGCTGTACCCCCTACAGCTAAAATAGTTTGTCTAAGTTTAATAACTCCTTCTTGTTTATCTAAAAGAATCAATCCAGATTCTGTTTTATCAATGTCTTCTTTAGTATATCTATTTGCTGTGGTTATAATAGCATTATGAATAGGCACAATCTTCTCCATTTGTTCTTTCTTTATATAATTCTGTGAATTTTTTTACTCTCTCTACATTTACCCTTATTTTACCTAAATGAGGTAATATAAAAGAATGTTTTTGATCTTCTATATTATTATAGTCTAAATCTTTTATAGTGCTTTTAATAAACTTAAAAACACTTAAATAGATGTTTTCTGCTTGAGCTTGTGTAATATTAAATTTCTTAGAAGCTTCTCTATATATATTATTCATGTTTAAATTCTAGCTTTAGTGTCAAATCTTCATATTTATAAAAATCATCAAATAAAACTATACTAGGATTTAATTCCCCATCAATTATAGCTTGTTTCTTTCTAAGACAAGATAAAAGAGTAGCTAGAGATCTTTGTGTAATCCCTAGCTGCTCACATATTATTGGTTTATTGAGTTTAACAATTTTAAATAAGTTCCTTGTTTTTTCTATTCTACACAATTTCTCTAAAACAATTAAAACTCTTTCTTCACCTTCTGTTAATTTACTAATAGGTCTGATAACTTTTAGATAGTTTCTAAGAAAATTTTCTTCATTACTCTTGATTGTTATTTTCCTTATCATGTAATCCAAAAGCTTTTTTTACTTCATTTCTTAGTATGCTCTCAAATTGCTCATCCCAATTACCAATCTTTAAAACCTCTAAGATAATCTCTAGTCTAGAGATATTATGAAGCTGTTGCTTTAGAAATTTATTCTCTTCATATAGTTTAGTAATATGTGCAACAGGATTTTCATCTTCCATCAATGGCACTGGACCTTCATCTTTACATGTATTGGCCTCACATGTTTCTTGAGATTTTACTTTTTTATTTTCTTCTTTATCTACTACTTGCATTTTAGTCTTCTTCTCCATGTTATTTTATTTTATGTTTAAATTTAATTTATATGCCCATTTAGCTGGCCTCTCTACTTTAATACCTTTATCTTCTGCTAATTTAACCCATTTATTAAATGGAATAGTCTTAATATTAAAAGAACCACATTTACAACATATACTTCCTTCATTTTTAATTCCATTCCTTATATATGAATTTTTTTTAATATGTAAGCTTAAACACTTGGTACAATAGAAAACAGGCTCAGTCTCTTTACACCAATTATTTTCTTCCATAATTAAGATACTCTATTAAATAATCTTTCCATATAATTAACTCTAGTTCCTTTAAACATCTTCTGGTATTCTTTAGCAGCTGCTTTTCTAATAGCTCTTTCTAAAGCTGTATTATTATGTTTGTTTAAAACAAACTCAATATAAATTGTTTGTATCATATTTTTCTTTTTAATTTAACAATAATACAAAGATAATATTATTTTTAGACTATTCCAAATAAATTTATAAAAATTTATTGATTTTCTATAGTAATTATTGCTTCTCCAGGTCCAGATACATCAAGTCCTATTATAGCATCTTTAATTTTATCATATGAATCATTAAAACTACCACTATTATATATCAAACATTCAATATAAAATTGCTTTAAAGAAGTTTCAAAATAAAAAGTTTCATTAAAATCTGCACTGCCTGAAATATTAATTTCCTTAACAAATAATTCTTCTGGATAATCTTCATTGCCAGTTTCAACTAAATACATTTCAGTATACCCATAAGTGTTAAAATATTCTGGATAAGAATATACTTCAAAACCTTTAGAGTTTATATTTGTTTTAAATTTTATTAATTTTTCTTCTGGATTATCAAAATATATATTAAGGAATAACCCATAATCCACATAATCTTCAGGATATACTTGTTTTTCAGTAAATGGTCTATTGTAGTTGATAGTTATTGAATCTTTATCAATTTTTTTCTCTAAAATTACTTTATTACCAGTCTCTGTATAATCTTCAAAAGTACATGTGCTAAAATCAAATTTATCTGCAATATTATCATGTTTCATACATTTTTCTCTAAAAGCTTGTGTTCCATATCTTAACTTATAATCATAAGTGATTTTACCACTTTTAATAGCAGGATCTATATATCTTTTTCTAAATTCTGCTGTTCCTATTTTATAAATAATATCTGATTTCATTTTAATTTAATTCTCCATTATCTGTTATTACTATCTCTTCTTTACTATAACATATCTTTTTATAGGTTAAATAACTGTTATTATCTACTTCATAATAATAATTGTCTATTAAAATAGCTAGGTATTTCTTACCTTTAAATGTGATTTGTTTTACTCCCTTTGCTTTCATATTTAAAATTTCTTACAAAGATAATATAATATTTTTGATTTTGCAAATTTAGATTGAAATTTGGAAGTTGGGAAATTAAAAAATTGAGATGGGTGTATGAGAGAGTACTACAATAACAAACATCCCCATAGATTTATTGGAGATTGGTGGTATCCCCCCATCAAAATAGAAGAAGAAAATTTGCTAGGGAAATATGTTTAATAATTTAAAATCAAAAGATTATGGAAAAAGAAAACATGTCCCAACAGCAAAAGATTCAAGAATTGGAATCAGAAATTGAGAGATTGAATAGAGTGATAGACATCAAGAATGGTGAAATTGAAATGTTACAAAGCACAGTAAAACTATCATTAATGGTGCTTAGAGGATATGAATTAGAGCACTAATAATAGATTAAGATATTTCTTATGGAGACAATGGGGATTAAGTCTTCATAAGATTTATCTTGAAATAAAAAACATAATCTTATTCTAATCATTGGACATAAATATAATACTATGAAGAAAGGAATTGTACTTGTTTTAGTTGAATCACTAGCTTATATGATAGCTATAGAGTATATAAACAACAATGTTGTCATTCATTGGCTATTATTTATCATGTGGATTTTACTTATGTTATTAACAATCAATATTTGTTATCATTATGGAAGAATTAGAAATAATTGAACAAGAAGAAGATCAATACTTTGATGAAGTAGGATGTAGTTTTGCTTTATCTGATACTACTGAAGACTGTTGGGTATATTAAATTAAATATTGCACCAAACTTGTTTTGGTGCAAAAATTTTAACACTATTTTTAACAAACACTTAAATATTCTAATATAATTCTAATACTATTCTAAAATAGAGCTCTTAGTTTACTATATATAAATAAAAGTAAGAGATCAAATATGTTACAGATAGTTTATATATAATACAGAATCTAAATGCAACAAAAATAATATATGTAGAATATTCTATATGTAACAACACTTATATGTAGTGTAAAAACATATTAAGAAAATCTTATATGTCTTGTACTTTTATATGTAACAGCAAACTATATAAAACAATATTTTATATGTAATGATAAACCATATAAAGAATATTTTATATAAAGCTAGGAAATAATATATTAGAAGTATAATATATAATATATATATTATATATAATATAATAATAAAAAACAGACATCATCATTCAAACATTGGTGACTTAATTATATTTATTAACTTTAAATTTTATTTATCATGAAACTAAACAGAGCTTATACAGAATCATTAAAAGAAAGTTTAGATATTATTCTAAATGTTTTAACTAGCACTGAATTCTTAGGAGAGTTTACTTCTGCTGAATTTAATGAAGCTATTCATAAGAAAAAAATTAAATATTGTAATTCTTGGTTTCCTATTCTTAGAAGATTAGGAATATTTGCTTCAAGTGAAAATAATAGTAAAAAATACTATTATAGTTTAGACATAGAAGCTAGATATAGTGAGATAGAAGATGAATTTGCTAAAGTACTTATCACAATGAAATGTAATCCATATATTGAATATGGTAGAAATTCATTTAAAAAAGGACTTACTAGAGAATCCAATGATAGAAGTAAGCATACTTGTAATGTGGTTGATAAAGCTAGCTTTACTAAAAAACAATCTAAATCTAATATTACATTAGATGAAGAAGCAGCAATTAAATTACTAGCTTCATTAGGTTATAGTGTGTTTAAATTTAGCTGGATGCATACTACACAAGTAGATAAGAATGCAGTTAAAGTAACTGGTTATTATAAATTAAACAAGGCTTAATTCTGTTTAGTTATATAATTTTGGTCCTAGTTTGGTCCCAGATAATTTATTTTATTGTTTATATAATAATATTATAAAAACATCTGGGACTAACTTTTAAATTTATTTTTAATATATGTTTTTACAAACACATGTGAAAGTTGTTTTATATGATACAGAAATTACATATAAAGGTTGTTTTATATAGCTTGTAAAGACATATAAAAATTAGACATATATGGATAGAACTAATCAAATTATTAAATTACATCATATAACTAATGAATTAATGGTTATGATGCAGAGATTGAATGAAATACATACTAGTATTAAAAATATTAATATATTGAAAGATCAAGATAAATCAAATATAATTGCTAATATTAGTCTTGGATGTAATAATATTGCTGAGGCTTATAGTAAAATTAAATTTAAATGATATTTGACTTTTGAATATTGTTGATAATTAGTGGCTCCTTCAACATAAATGTCTCAGGAGCTTATTTTATATGTGTTGCACTTAGAAATCCTTGAAAAGGATGTATTAAGTTACACTTAGATGTATATAATATAATAAACTATGTGCAACAAGGTACAGTTTTAATTCTATATATAATATAAAATTAGACCTGTACCTATTATAATATTATATTTAAATAAAATACAGACATCTTCTATCAACATTTGGTGATCATGATTTGGATCATTAATATATTAGTTTATGATTAAAGAAAATTCTCAAATCTCCCTGACTATGGAATTAGAAGGGAGTGTTCTTCTAAGGAAGGATATTAAAACTAAAACTGTTTCTCTACTTAAATCTTTTAGAGATAAAAAAACTGGTGAGATTAAACCTGTTCTTGATAAACATGGTAAAAAACAATATATTACTAGTGAAGTAGTATATGAAGAACCTGTTTATGGTAAAGCTATTAAACATACTGTTTTACCATATACTTTTATTGTTAATGCTTTAGAATCTCCTTTACAAGGATATAAAGTTAAACATTGGAGTAATTTACCTGAGAAAGAGAGAGTTAGATTACATATTGAGCATTTATGTCTCTCTCAATCCTCCAAACTCCTCACCTACTCAATCTTAGAATAAAGATAGCTAAAACCTTATTCTCTGTTTTTGTCATTTTTATATTGGTTTATTCAATTCTCAAAAAACTTTGTGGTATAAGTTCTTAATTTTAAGTTTAAAATACCACATTTTCCTTAAAAACTTATTATCTCTTATATATTATTAACCTATTTAAATTTAAAAATTATGTCAAAGAAGAAAGCTGGGGTTATTATTGTGCCCTTTGATGAAGAAAATGGTTTAGATTTTGGTGAAAGTAACAATCCTAATTTTATAAGAATTAGAATTGAGAGTAAAGCTATCATCAGTAGAGGAGCAGCTTTATTTAAGCAAAACAGGATCATTAGAATGACCATTGACAAAGAGATCATGGAAATGTATGATCTCAAAGTTGGTACAAATCTTGCAACAGTATGGCCTAATTGTAGAATCTCAGTGAGAGAGCAAGTAGGTGAACCATTTTGGAAAACTGAAGATAAAGTTCAGCAACCTAAAATGACACCTGCAAATGAAGAGAAGGGAACACCTGCAAAGATTCATTTACATCAAGGATTACCCATTTACAGAAACTTATATTTCTGTATGAATGAGAATGATCCTAACTATGAAGATCTCTTAGTTGAGACCACAGAAATGGTAGATGAAGATGACTTTGTAGCACAAGAAATACATGAAGAAGATATTGAGCAAGACAATGCTTAATCTTAACCAAGGAATAGTCTGAAATATGGCTATTCCATTTTTTCTTGTTTTTCCTAAACATCTAGGGAATAATATTTCAATTTATCTTCAACATCTACATAATTTTTAAAATTTAATTAAAATGGAAGAAAAAGAAATAATTAAAACTCAGCTAAAAGAGATTTTAAAAGAATCTAAATTAGTTTTGAACATGGAAGGAGATAATCTATCAGTATCATTACAATTAGATAATGAAACAATATTATCTTCTAATTCTATAGACATAGCTTTTGAAGTTAGATTTTCAAGATATTTTTAAAACTTTAATCCATACTTTTATTCAATTATAGATGAAATAACATTCACAACAAAATATGACTACAAATAGAGAAGACAATAGAAGTTTAGAAGAAAAATTCATATATGGCATAATATGTTTTATTCTTCTATTAATTTTCAGTTTCATACTAGATCCTATGCCATACATCAATTTATTCAGATAATATAACAACAATGACTTATATAACAATAATATTCATAATATTAGGTATAGTTGGTTTAATATTTATCTATAAAATAACAAAAGATACTAACATTGATTCTTTAGGAATTATATTTTATTATTGTCTTTTTGCTATAACAATTTTTGGATAGTTAATAGTCTTAACTACTCCTAAAGAAAAATCTCATTTAGAATATCTAAGAGGTAATCTAGAAGTAAAATATGAATATACTTATAGAGATTCTATATTAGTAAAAACAGATACTATTATTCAATTTAAAAATCCCTAAAATAATGTCAAGGATATTAAATCTAGCACTTCCTATAATGTGTATGACATTAGAAAACAATTATTTTTATCATTCTAATCCAAAATTTAATGATACAAATGTTGATTATTCTGCTAATCTAATAGGAAAAATACAAGCTGGTAAACCTAGTCCTCATAAAGGAAAGAAAAAATTAAGTAGAAAACAAAAAAAAATAATTTATGAAACCTTTCAATCTAAAAGAAGCTAAGGCAGGTAAACCTGTATGTAATAGAGATGGAAATGATGTAAGAATTATTTGCTTTGATAAAAGAAGTTACAGAAATTACCCAATTGTTGCTCTACATACAGAAGGAGATATAGAAGAAATGCTTCTTCATAATATTAATGGAAAATCCCAGTGCTTTTCTAGATTTGATTTATTTATGAAACCTCAAAAAAGAGAAGGATGGGTAAATATATATAAAGATAGTAATGGAACATACAAAAACAGTATTCTTATACATTTATCTAAAGAAGATGCAATTAAAGAGAGATATCTTATAGATAACTACATTGACACTGTTAAAATAGAATGGGAGGAATAACATGTTAAACACTAAAATTGAAGATTTAGCTGATGCTATTGATAAAAAAGAGAAAGCATTATTAAGATTCACTGAAATATTAGAAGAGAAATATAAAAATTTAACATTATGGAGCACAATAAATTCACTGTGGATTATAGTATTGACAATAGTTATATTGAGCCTCATATGAGGCCAGATATTGGACCTGATCCAGGTAAACCATCTACTGGAGGTATAATAGGTATTATTTTTCTATTATTACTTCTTTTAATATATGTCATAGGTATTTGATAATTTACACACATAGAGAACTAAAGAAAAAGAAATTTTAAATTATTTATTATGAAAAAAGAAGCTTATTTAAAAATGATGGATTTTAGTAATCCAAAACCACATTTTAACTATTGTTTAGGATGGAAAGAGACTCCTATTATTGAAGATAAGAAAGGAGATTATGGTTTTGTGGAAGTTTCTACAGAAGAAATTAAAAGAAGGCTTAAAAATAAATAATATTATGCTAATATTATTTAACAAAAATAAATTACTAAAACTAAATCATAGGGAGGAAAGAATGGGGTCTAATGATTGGATATATTTTCCTCTCTATCAATTTATGATTTGGGAAGGTAATTTTACTAAAAAAGATACAAACTATCTTTATATGCAGAGATATAATGAACTATATAAAGAGTATCAGATATATTCAAAACCTGTAGTATCTTTTTCTAAGAAATATCTAGGATTTGGTGAAGATAAGCATTTTAAGTTCTCTAATACTTTTCCAAAAATTCCAGTAAAAGATATTTTGTATTTAAAAGCATGTAAAGTTCTAAAGTCTAGTTTAAACAGTTATATTCAAGATAAAGAGGGAAGACTTACTATTTTTAGAGTTGAATATAGATGTAGATATGATGATTGTTCTTTAGATATTTTTGATTTAGCTGAATATAGACAAATCCATCTTGAAAAAGACCTTGGAGAAAAACTTAAAAGAGATTATTTTTCTTATTATACTAACATAACTAGTTATGTACAAAGTAGAATAGAAGAAATTCTTGAAGAGAAAGAAATAGATCCTTTAGTTATTATAATTTCATAAAATGTTAGCATTATATGTTTTAAATCTTAAAGAATTCTTTAACCCTAAAAGAAAGAATGAGAATGTTTTTAGTACTAAATTTGAAAACTTTTTTATACAATCACATTTGCATTACAATACAAAAAAAGAAGTTCTTACTAATGTTTTTTATAAAGAAATAACATATCCTCTATCTTATCTTTATCAAATATCTAAAGACTATTATCTTTTAACAGTGCCAATTTGTTCTGGAACTAAACTTTTAAGAAATATTCTACCACATGAGGTTAAAAATGATTTTCTTTTTGAAACTAAAATTAATAGAATTAAACTGGTAAATAAAAAAACTTGGTTTTTATTAAAAGAACCATGTAAGATTTTTCCAATGTTAACTCTAGAAATTAATCCTAGTTTCACAGATTATTTAGTAACTTTCAATGAAGCAATAGTAATGAGATATTATTCTGAAAGTGTTAGAGATATTAACTTAAAAGCTATTTTAGAAGAATTAGATGCTAATATAATTAGATTATTATGAAAAGTTTTGAATTTTATTTAGTAAATAAAAAACATTTAGATGACTTAATATTCCACAAACAATATTTAAATCATGTAACAGATCAACCTTTTGAAACATATAAAAAACTGAAATTAAGAGTAGGCATCTCAAATCTATTTATAGAAGATAATCTTGGAACATATACAGGTAGTATTTGTCCCAATATATTGAAAATTTTAGATTTTTATATTGTTTCAAAATATAGAATAAGTATGGAAAAATTTTACTATTATAAAAATCTCAAATCTCAAAAACCAATAAAAAGACTTGTATTACATATAAATACAAAACATATTGAGATTTTAGATAGTAAAATTGACTATGAAGCCTATGACAAGTTCCCAGGAGAAGCTTCATTTAAAGAGTCTTTAAAAAGAGGAAGACATTTAATAACTAGTTTACCCTCTTCTTATAAAGAAAGAATGCTACAAAATTATCTTTTTTGTAAAGAAGATAAAAGCCTTAAATTGTCTGAAGGAATATTTATTTCTAAATTTTTAAAAGATTCAAAAGAGATTACTCCTATTAATTTTAGTGAGTTACTTGAAGAGAATGATATTTCTACAGAAGAACCAATTATTTATGTAAAAATATGTTTGGATTAAAAGATTTATTAGAAGGTAAACACTACATAGTAGAAAGAAAAACTACTGGAGAACAATTAGAAATTATTGTTTTAAAAAAAGTTGTTACATTATTTTCAAAATCTAATACTGCTCAAATTTATTGGATAAATGATGATTCTAAATGTTGGGTTAACAGTAGTAATTTTGATAGAATGTATGAAATACTATTTGAAATTAAAGAAAGTTAATATGAAAAAGCAACTAAAAGTATTTTGTCTAACAGACAAATATAAAAATTTTAGAATAGGTCAAGATGTGACTGAAGGTTTCAGATACATTCAAGATATAAAACCTATAAAAATAGGTACTGGAAAGAAAACTTATACTTCTATTACAGTACAAATAGATAAAGAACATCTCTACAATACAAAAGAAAAAGAATTAAGACATTTTCACTATATTAGTATCCAAGATCCTAAAACTAAGAATGTACAACTTTTTTCTCTGAAGAATTTCAAAATTGCTTTTGTATGACTGTAGAAGAATTCTTAAATAAAGACTTTCCTAGTAAAGACAAAGAAAGTATTTTATTTATTTTAAAAGGAAAAGCAGTTACAGGAATGGGGCCTTATTTAGTTGTTGAAAAAACTTATCATGATAATTTTTTCTTTCCAGGAAGATCAGATAGTTTTGACAAAAAGGGTTTATTGGCTCTTCTAGATTATGAATATGGTTTTGTTCCCAAAACTGTTTATTTATTAAACTCTATTATAAAAGAATTTGAAGATGAATTATTATGACTTATGAAGAATTTAAAAAATTAGATTTTGATAATCTAAAAGAGCAAACTTTCACTTGTATATGTGAAAGACCTAATAAAACAAAATTTATAGCTCCTATAAATTGGGATGGTAGTAGCTTTTCTATAATAGGAAGTGACTATTCTTATTATCTTGAAAATGAAGTTTTAAAAGTTTTAGAAGAAGATTTTGATTGGGGTACAGGAGAAACCATAAAAATAAAAGTTTTAAAAGTGATTCCTGAACAAGCTATAATAGAAGAATATTTAGAAAACTAATGTTTAATGCCACATAATCTTATTTTAGTTACCTTATTGAGTGGAGATATGAAGGGTAGAAATGGTAACAAGGCAACAAGCATGGAAATATGGTAAAGAATGGGAAGATGTTATGATGAAAATCCATCAAGACTATTTTAAAGGAGAAGTAAAAAAAGCTTCAGTAAAAGAAGATATGTTTAATCATATAGACTTTTGGTGGAGAAAAGATCCTGATAGTCCTTGGGTTAGTTATGACATTAAAGCATTAAAAAGAGCTAGAAGATCAACAGGTCCTTTAGATGGAACCATACATTGGATTGAAGTTTTAAATGTAAGAGGTAATCCTGGATGGATATATGGTAAAGAAGATTTTGTAATATTTGCAACAGAAGAAACAGCTATATATGTGCAAACAAAGAAATTACCTCCTTACATAGAAGCTAAAATTAAAGGTAAAGAACTAGTATATGATACTCCTTATGACTTTTATATTCCTTATAGAAGAAATGGATCTAGAGATATAATAGTTAAAGTTCCTACAAGTGATCTTAGAAAATTAGCAGATTTTGAAATTAAATTAAAAATTTAACTTATTGTGTAGGAGGATATAGTGATGGAGATAACCTTTAAAAATAAAAAGAATAAAATTATAACATTGTCTTATAATCCAACAGAAAATAGATTATTTTTACCTGATGATAACATACTAGGAGCAGATCTATATAAACTAATCTGGAATGATTCTAGTAGAAGCAAAATTGTATTAACAGACACATTTTTTAATTGGCTTACTGATAAAGATTTCTTAGGCAATAGATGGAGAGGATATTATTCTGGATTTCCAGATATAAAATTAGGACAAGAATTAAACTTAATAAAGGAACTTCTTCAGAAAGCAAGAGAAAATGATATTAGTGTATTTATCACTAAAAAATCTCAAGCTGTGCTAGATCTTGCAGACTTTCTAAGTAATATAGATGAGAGCACTTATATTATATACAACAAAGATAATCCTAAAATAAATTTACCTATAAGAGCTTTTAAAAGAACAAGCTTTCTTAGAAAAGAAGTTTTTGAAATAGAATGTATAGGTGATACTTGGTTAAACCAAACTTTAAAATTAGCAGAATTACTTATAAATAACCATATAAAATCTAATAATTATGGTATAATTCCTATCAATGAAGAAATTGTTGAATTTTATTCTGAGATAAAACATGAAAGTTGAAGATATTTTAGGAAAGAAATGTTGTGTATATGTTAGAGATTTAGTAGATGTATACAACATAGACCAAGAAAAAGATCCATCAATGTTAACTAAAATAGTTGGACATCTATATCTAAAAGATAATAGATTTATATTTTATTTTAACTGGATAAGTGAATTAAGTAAAAAGGAGATAGTGTATTCCTTTAAAAGATGTTCACCAGTGACATCTCCTCATAACTATGATTCCTTTGTGGAACTTCCTGGATGGAAAGTTGTTAATAATGTAATGTTTCTTGAGAATGAAAAAGTACTAATTATTACAGCAGAAGAAATTAAAGAAATGTTGAATGTTCCTAAAGATACATTAGTACAGATCAAAAGTGATGCTTGTTTAGGAGCTATGGGTTGGGGAGATAGAAATAATGCTTTAAACTTATTTAAACCTATATCTAAAAGAATAGTAAATATTTAAATTATGCATCCAATAAAGAAAATTTATTTACAAGAGTTTATTACAGAAGTAATAGTTAATATCATTTTTTCTATTATTTTAGGATCTCTATTATTTTCAGCAATATATTTTCAAGGAAAGATTACAGAAGGATATGAAATTGTAGCTTTTATAGTTGCAGTATTAATATTCTTAGTGGTTTCTCTTCCTAAAGTTATTTCAGACTTTATAAAAGATTGGAAAGAATTAAAGAAAAAGTATAATAACTAAAATAGATATTATGGCTAAAAAGAAGAATGATTATTTTGAAAATTATCAATCTAAAGAAAAGATTAATAATTACAAAGTAAAGAAATTTAGAAGATCTTATAACACAAAGAAAAAATGATGGAAGAACTAATTAAAAAATTATCTGACTACATAAAAGAAGTAGGGCAAGATAAAGCTTATATCACTTATACAGAAGGTGGTTTAACTGTATCTCATGGTATTTTATTCATGGAAGATGATAAAATTTATGTCATTTCTAATGATCATAGATTTAATGGATCTGCTCCTAGATCTTTTGAATGGCCCAAATATGAAAATTATGGTTGGTGTATTGCTAAAAGGGAAAATTATTTAAAGAGAATACTTATTGAAAGAGAACAAAAAATAATCACTAAAGAAGAAATATGTGAATTATTGGGACTTGATTCAAAAAATATTTTAATTATTAAAAGTAAAATTAACACTGTAGTTATTTAATATGAAAAGACCTTTAGGATTTAACAATGGAGATTTTAGATTCTTTAAAACTCCTCAATCTAACATTTATTCTACTAACTGGGATGAAGTTAGACATTTTGATTCTGTAGAAGAAGCTCTGGATTACTGGGAACATTCTAGTTATTTAGAGATGTATCAAGTAACAGAAGTAGGAAATCAAATACATATTATTCCTTATGAATATTAAATTTAAAAATAACCACACTTATTATATAATTTTCAATATACATAAAGAAAAAGAGCTTCAAAAATATTTATTTTCACTTGATAATGGTATTGGTTGGGGAAGTTTTCTTGGTAAAGAAATCAATTTATACTATTCAAATCTGAAAAAACAAGCTGGAAAAAAATTTTCTAAAAATATTGGAGTATATATAATAAGAGGGAAAGAGTTATATTGGAGAGGAAAATTATTTACACTAGAAGAAGCATTAAAAGATTTTGAAAGTAAAATCTATAAGGATTCTATTCTTGTAAATTATGTTATTCAAGAAGAAATAGATTTATATACTATAAACACCTATATCTGTGACAAAGAAAATAATATTTTTTATCTTAAAGAAGTTCAATTGTTGGATAACTCTGAGAAAGTTGTCTTATCATTGGATATTGGAGATAGAATATTTAGAGACTTTGAGGAAATTAACAAAGAATTCTACATATGCTAGAAAACTCCAAAATAAAATATTTATTATAGATAGACTTATTGGAGAGATAATGTATGTCACTTATCATGCTTCTATTAAAAAGAATATTGCTTATGAACTGCAAAAAGCTCATGATAAATTTTGGAAATATGATAATGATACATATGACTTCTCTCAGATAGAAACTACTATTTGGAGAATTCCTTATTATTATGAACTTTTGTTTAATAGAGATTATCTTTCAATAAATAGAATAAGAGATTTAATAAAACATAAAACTAAAATAACAATAAGGAATGCAAATACTGTTTATGATCTGAAAAGTTTTATACTAGCAATTCCTTTTTCTTGTCTTTCTATTTGTAAACCTAAATTTCATGTAGTTTCTACCATGGATAATAAACTTTATATCTTTAAAAGATATACATTCTTATTTACTATCATAAAGAATATAGATAAAGTCTATGGATATAAGTTAGTATTTAATTTTTATTTAAAGAAAAATTATTATGAAGAATAAGATTCTAATCTTTTTTAGTGCCAATGTTTATCCTAAAGGTGGTATGAAAGATTTAATTGGAGAAGCAGATTCTTTAGAAGAAGCTGAAAGTATAATTATTAAGTTGTTATCTAAGAATGATGATCTAGATGGATTAGTTTGTTGGTGGCAACTAGTAAACAAAGAAAATTTACAAATCATTAAATGTTCAGAAGATGAATAGTTACTGGTTACTTTATTTTATTGAACAAGCAGACAACTTTATTGCTTTGTTAAGTATAATACTAATTATTGTGTCTATACTTTTTATTGTGTTCTTAATAGTTGCTTCTATAGCAAGAGATGAAAAAGAAAAAGAACTTGCTAAAAAGCATCTTAAAAAGATAACACCAATATTGGCAGTACTAATATTGTCTGTAACATTGCTTCCTTCTACAAAGTCTTGTTATAGAATAATAGGATTAGGAACTGTTATAGAATATAGCAAAACAAATGAAAAAGTAAAAGAGTTGCCTGAAAACTTCATTAAAGCAGTAAATAATTATTTAGAAAAAAGTCAAAGTGAATGAGCTTCTATTATATGTAAATGTTGTGCTTGCTATAATTTGGTGGCAATTAGTAAATAAAGAAAATTTACAAATTATTAAAAAATCAGAAGATGAATAGTTATTGGTCAATTTATTTAATAGAAAGTGCAGATACTATTAAATTTATTTTCATTCTATTGTTGATTATATCTTCAATAGCCAGTGTTACAATATTAGGAATGTTGTGGAGTTATACAAACCTAGAAGATGAGGGTTTTGAAAAGAAATCTGCTAAAAAGTGGCTTAGAAATGCATTTATTTCTAATATATGTTTTCTTATATTAGTTCTTATTACTCCAAGTACTAATGCTTTATATAAGATATTTGGAATAGGTACTATATTAGAATATGTAAAGAACAGTGATGAAGCAGAACAGCTTCCAGATAATGCTTTAAAAGCTATTAATTATTATTTAAAAGAAATACCTAAAGAAGATGCTAATAAAAGTAGAGAGTAAACCAGTAAAAATTGGTAGGATTAAAACTGAAGTGTTAAACACTCAACTTATTTATTATATAGAAGATATAGTAGATACTGGAACAAACTATAGGTTAGCCATAATATATGGAACTCCTAATAGTAAAATATTTATTTCTGACTATAATGAAGATCATTTAAAGAAAATTAGAGATACTCTATGTGATGCTAAAATAGAAAGAACTGTAAAAGAAGCTAATTCTTTAACAGAGCATATGGATAAAGCAGAAGCAAAAGCATTACAATTATCTCTAGCTTTGATAGAAAAATAATAATTTATTTAACATTAAAAGTGCATATTTATGGAGAGAAAAACTTAAAAATAAACAATCTTAAAATGTGAAGAAGATATGAAGGGTTATGGAAAAGACATTTTTAATGTAAGAGTAGTAGTAAGATTAGGTAAAGAAAATGCAAAGAAAATTGCTGAGTTATTACAAGTAAAAACATTAGAAGACAAAGTATGGGGTCTGACTGAATTGATTAATCTAAAACTTCCTCCAAAGACAACTATCTTTCTAGTAAGTGAAATTATTAGAAGAAAATATGAAAGGAGAATTGCTATTGCTAATAAGATCTTGAAAGAATTAGAGAAGGAGGATTAATATGGAATTGAGACTGGAGAGGTTGGTAGAAGCAGGAGTAACAGTCAATCAATTTATGTTATTAGCTACAGTAGAATCTAACTTAATTCCTGAATGTGTGGAAAGAAGTTTTGATGATTTACTAAAGCTACAAGAAAACTTATTCATAAAGATACTTGATAGTAAAATAGTATTAAGAACTAAAGGACAGAAATTAGTCTCTACTAGAAATAGTCCTATTAAATCAGATGAGATTATTTCTCTTGCTAAAGAAATGATTGAAATGTTTCCTAAAGGAGCAAAACCTGGAACTATTTATAGATGGAGAGGAACATTGGCTAATGTAGTAGTCAAGTTAAAAAGATTTATGTCTAAATATCCTCAATATACAAAAGAGGAGATATTAAATGCTACTAAACATTATGTAGATTCTTTTAGATATGGAGATATGCAATATATGCAGTTACTAGTGTATTTTATTGAAAAAAATGAAATATCTAGATTAGCTGAAGAGATTGAAACAATTAAAGAAGGTAATGTTATTGAACATAGAGTTAGAGAAACTAGTATATGACAGATAATATTTTTAAAAGAGCTGTAGAAGATGGATTAAAAGGTTTAAATCAAGGTCTAAACATAGGTTTACCTAGATTAAATGCTTATATTCATGGAGTTCAAAAGAAATATTATTATGTAATAGGTGGTGGACCTAAATCAGGTAAAACAGCATTTTTAGATAATTGTTTTATCTTACAACCATATATTAATGATATTTTACCAAAGAATGAGCCTGTTGAATATCACTATTTTTCAATGGAAATTGATTTGGTAGAGAAAATTGCTAAATGGGTAGCATACTTCATGGATATTAAATATGGAATTTATTGTGATTCTAACTATATCTTAGGAAGATGTAAAGATAAATTAACACCAGAACATCTAAAACTAGTAAATGAAATTTATGATACAGATATTGTAAGATTATTTGGAGATTTAGATGAAAATGGTATTCCTAAGAAAGATTCTCCTAAATTAATTACATTTTATCAAGATAAAGAAACTCCAAGCAGTATATTTAACATGATGTTTGAAGTTGCTGAGAGAAATGGTAAAGTGTTAAGAGAAAATATAGTAGAAAGAGATGAATTCAATAATAAGATCACTAAACAAAGGATTGTAGGATATATTCCTAATGATCCTAAGAAAAAGATTATATGTATTGTTGATCATGTAGCATTGTGTAAAAGAAATCCTGGATTATCAGAAAAAGAGAATATAGATAAATTATCTGAAGGTTTTGTTTTTCTTAGAAATCTATTTGGAATGACTATAATAGTCTTATCACAGTTTAATAGAGAGCTTGAAAATATTGATAGATTAAAAGTATCCAAAGATAATCTAGCTCCAACAAGAGCTGATTTTAAAGGTACTGGTAATTTATCAGAAGATGCTAATCTTGTAATTGGTTTATTAAATCCTAATGTCTATCCAAATTTAGATTCTCATCTTGGATATTCCTTAAAAGATTGGGGAAATAGTTATAGAAGTGTACATATAGTTGCTTCTAGAAATATTGAAGGAGATAGTAATATTTCTGTTCTATTAGAAGGAAAAACTGGTAGAATAAAAGAATTGCCTAAAAAAGATGATTATATAGGCTTAGAGAAAATGAGAAATTATAAATTAGAAAAAGGATTATGATAGAATTACCAAAAAAGATTATTGCTAAAGCAGTTATTGAACCAAGAAGGCTTTTATTTTATAGTTTACCAAAAGCTGGAAAAACAACAATTTTTTCTCAGTTGCCTAATAGTCTTATTATTGATACTGAGGATGGAAGTGATTTTGTTGATGCTGTTAAAATTAAAGTAGATACACATTTACCTTTAGAAAAACAATATGAACAATTCATGGAAATTCTTAGAGCTATATGGAAAGAAGGATATGATAAAGAAAAAGGAATATATACTCCTCCATATGAGACACTAATTATAGATACAACTACTAGATTAGATGAATGGTCTGAGATTATTGGAACTTTAGAATATATGGATAAACCTCAAGGTAAATCATATAATAGAGATGAGAAAGATAAGAAAACAAAATTATCTCCATCAGATCCTAGATTTGAGAAAGTAACAGCTTTACCTCAAGGATATGGATATATGCATTCTAGAGATGTAATGATGAGATTATATGATAATATTTGTAGGCTAAGTCCTAAAACTATATTTTGTTGTCATGTTAAGGATAAATATGTAGCTCAAAATTTATCAGAAGAAGTATATACTAGAGAAATTGCTTTAACAGGTAAAGTAAAAGATATATATGCATCTAAAGTTGATGCTATAGCTTATGCTTTTAGAGATGGTAATAAACTAAATTTATCTTTTTCTGGTGCTGAAGGCAGTAGATGTCCTTATCTTAGTGGTCAAACAATAACTATTTCTGAGTCAGATGAAAATGGAGAGGTTAAAACTTATTGGGATAGAGTATATCCTAGTTTGAAGAAATAGATTATGAAAACAAGAGGAACTTCTAATTTAAATTTTGATGTAAATGATACTTTGTATTTAGTAGACAATAATGGAAATGTATATGTTACTAATGTAGAAAGAGCATTGCCTTTAACTGTGAGAGTACTCCATCTTTATAAGGTATGTGATATAGAAAAATGTAAAAAAAATTCTATTAAAGATTGGAAATTTAACTATGCAACTATAAAAGGAGACTTATATAAATATTCTAAAAGATTTTGTGTATTAGAACAAAATAAATGTTATAACTTGCCTGAAGAAGAATTAATTATATATAGAAATTATCTTCAAAGCTTTAGAACTTGTATTAAATTATTAATTGATAAAAATAAATAGTTATGTTGATTGGAGAAAGAAAAGAAAGTAGAGGATTTTTTCCTTTAGTGGGGGTAGCAACTGTGGAAGTAATAGCAATCAACCCAGATCAAAAAACATTACAAAAAATTATTGGCAAAGAAGTAGAACCTCCTATTTATATTAGGACTCAACAATTTCCTGATGGAGAGAAAGACACTGTAGATATTGTATTTTGGTTAAAAATAAAAGATGCAGTAGCTAGAGAAAGAGTTGTTAGACTTCAACAAACTATTGTAAAATCTTCTTGGACAAGTAAAACTTCAGGAAAAGTACAAGTATTAAATATCTTTGGACATTCTACATGGATTACACCTGCAGAATTAAAAGCTAAAGACACTTCTGCATATCCTTGGTTTAGGCCAGAAGGACTAAGATTAGCTTATAGAGGAGAAGCTAGTGTTGTAGAAACTATTTCTAATTGGTTTAATTTACCACAACCTGGAAAAGTAGAAAAAGATCTCACTCAAGCTTATTGTCAAATAGAAGATGTACCAGCTTTATTTAAAGGAAACTTTAAAGAACTACATCAACTAGTAAAATTAGCTGAAGGTAAAGAACAAACTTTTAAAGTGTTGTGTGGAGTAAGAGAAGGTAAAGATGGTAAAATGTTTCAAACTGTCTATAATAGATCTACTTTGAGAAATTGGATTACAGACTATAGTAAATTAGCTTCTGATATTTCAGATATATCTAATGCTTTCTATGGAGAGAATCCATTTGAATTAAAAGAATATAGAGTTGAAACAACAGAACCAGCTAAACCACAAGAAGTAGAAGAAAAGAAATCAGAAGATCCTTATGATGATGACCTTCCATTTTAATTAAGATATGTTAATTGGTAAACCTCTAACAACAGGAAATAAAGATGAATTAAAGTTATTATTTTATTTCTTAGGAGAATTACCAGTAAACCAATTAATCAACAGTCCTCTAAGGGAAGATAATCATCCTTCATTTTATATCTATTATAATCCTGATGGTAAAATTTATTATAAAGATTTTGCTAGTGGAGAATATGGAGATATAGTTTCATTAATTCAATCTTTTTTACAATTGCCTACATTAGCAGATGCTTCAGAATTAATTTCTAAAACAGATGTAAAATGTGAATCTAACATAGCTTGTCATAGACTTAATTACACACCAAAAGAGAAAGAATATGAAATTAAAATAAGAATTAGAGATCTTAACTTAGAGGATATTGAATATTGGGAAACTTATGGAGTAGATCATAAAAGATTAACAGAGTTTGGGGTTTATCCAATTTCACATTATTATTTAATTGATGGAGAATATAATCAATTATTTAGCACAAAAAACTATTGTTATGCATATACAGAATATTATTCAAAATTTTATTATAAAATATACAGACCTTATAGTAAAAGTGCTAAATGGACTTCTAATATTCCTTTCAGTATTTGGGATTTGTATAATTATCTTCCTATTTCTGGAGATGTTGTAATTATTACCAAGAGTAGAAAAGATTCTATGTGTATCATGTCTAATAGTAGTTATCCTTCTGTTAACATGCAAAGTGAAACTGGAAATCCTTCTAAAGAAAAAATCAATGATCTAAAGAAAAGATTTAAAAATGTTTTTATATGGTATGATAATGACTTTAACAAATCTCATAATTGGGGAAGAATGTATGCAACTGAGATTGCAAAGGCTCATAACTTAATTCAAGTAGAAATACCTGATGGTTTTGAATCTAAAGATATCTCAGACTTCCATAGAGACTTTGGAAAAACTGTTACTAAAGAATTAATTAAAGAACTTATAGAAAATGGAAAACAAGTATAAAGTAGCTGTATATGGCTCTTTAAGAAAAGGTCTATATAATCATTATTTAATGTCTCATTCAGACCTTATTAAAACTGTTAGTGTAGAAGTTCCTTTTAAAATGATTTCTATGTCAGATAGATTTCCTGCACTAATACCTACAAAAGAAAATAATCTGGTAGTATTTGAACTGTATAAAGTAGATGACAAGACAGCAAGAAATTTAGATATCTTAGAAGGATATCCTGATTTTTATTCTAAAAAATATATTAAAATTGAAGATGAAGACTATCTAGTTTATTATCTATCTCCTCTAAAAATCACAAATGAGGAAGAAGTTGTAGAAAGTGGAGATTGGACAGAATTTAAACATAAAAAATTAACAACAAATAAAGAATCATGAGTTTATTTACATCTCTTATTGGAGTTTCTAATAAAGGAACTAATTATTATTATACCACAAGTCCTTGTTGGGGAGCTTTTAATTCTTCTCTTAATACTAAATTACAAACAGAAGGAGAAAAATATCAATTTGTTAAAGTAGGAATCTTTACAGATGGATCTAAATTGTGTCTTACTAATAATACTTTCACTCCTAAGAAAGATATTGAAAAGTATCTTAATTATATAGGTGAAATTATGGAATGTCCATTAGTGAAATTTGAAGATTATCAAACTAATTTTGACTATCTTAGTTATGTTTCAAATAGCCCAGGTAAATTAGGAAAAGGAGATAAATCTGTAGAAAAATTTATACAAGAGAATCCAAAAAACACTTTAAATGGATATCAAGCTACTTTTGATATTAGTAAACCTATGGAATTACCTTCTGAAGCAAGACAATTGTTTTTCAAACATTTTGGACCATTAGTAAGAATGAGTTATGAAAACACATATAATCCTATTCTTAATAGTGTATTATCATATGAGAAGACTAAACCTTTTCTCTTTAAACATTTTACCTTCTATGAACTTTTATATTTAGAAGCTGTTAAAAGAGGTCTTACTGGACAAGGTCATAGTGCTTGGCCTAGTAATTGTGAGCTTCCAAGTGTTAAAAGCTTTTTAGAAAAGATAAGAAGTAAATCTATACCTTCTAGTATGTTTAATTGTTTTCCCACAATTAAAAGTACAGAATTAGCTTCTGCAATATCAAAAATTATAGACATTAAAGATGAAAACACTTTATTAGAAAAACTTTTACAATTAAATACATCTAAGAAATGAATATTTATATAGCTGGAGACTATGGAGTAGGATATGCTTACTGGTTATTAGATTTTTATAAAGAAGCTCTTATTACTAGAAATATTCTAGAAGCTGATCTAATAATGTTTACTGGTGGAGCAGATATTAGTCCTTCAATATATGGAGAGAACATCTCTAAAACATATTGGGGAAATGAACATAGAGATGAAGTTGAAATTGAAGTCTTTAAGAAAGCAGTGGAATTAGGTATTCCAATGATAGGAATATGTAGAGGACTACAATTAATTTGTGGTTTATGTGGTGGAAGAGTTATTCAAGATGTATCTAATCATGCAGGATGCTCTCATAATATCACTTTTAAAGATGGATTTCAATGTATAACCACTTCTTTACATCATCAAATGGTATATCCTTTTGAATTGCCAGAAGAGAATTATAGTATTGAAGCATGGAGTACTGAAAGAAGATCTACTAAGTATATTAATGGAGAAGATAAACAATACTCACAAATTCCTCCAGTAGAGCCTGAAGTAGTATTATTTTTTAAGGATAAACATAATAATCCTGTAAAATGTTTAGGAATCCAAGGACATCCTGAAATGATGAAAATTGGAGAGTTTCATAAAAGATTAATTCAACTTATTGACAATAACTTATTAAATAAATAAATATGGAAAAAGTAGTAATTTTGTGTGGATTAGGTGGTAGACCTTCAATGAAAAAAGTATTTGCAGAAGTGAAAAATCCAAATGCTTATCTAGTTATTAGAAAAGAATTAAAAAAATCTAAAGGATATATCTTTGAAGTATATTCTAAAGATGAGAATGGTAATATTACCATGACAAAAACAAAAAATATAGACTCTTTATTAGATAAATCTTATTTAATTAAATGGGGAAATAGAATTCAAGTAGATGATTTGGCAAATGTTGTTTATAATAATTCTTCTGCAGTAAAGAATGCTTCAGTAAAGAGTCTAGCTAGAAAACTATTTGCTGAGAATGAGATTCCTTGTCCATTAAATATTACTCCTCAAACAGATAGATCTAAAGTTGTATTTCCTATTATTGGAAGACCTTTACTTCATCATCAAGGTAAAAACTTTTATACCTTTAATACATGGGAAGAATTTTTAGCTCACTATAATGTTCACAAGAAAGATCACTATTACAGTAATTTTGTTCCTAAAGTTAAAGAATTTAGAGCTCATGTAGCTCATAGTAAAATTCTTGCTTTGCTAGAGAAACCTAGACCAGAAGATCCTAATCAAATAGTATGGAATCATGCTCAAAATGCAGAAGCATGGACAGTTATTGGATGGGATGATTATGGAAAATTTGGAAATCTTAGAGAAGGTGCTGAACCTACTAAGAATGATCTTAGATTAGCTAGAGCTTGTGTAGGAGCTCTTAATGCTTTAGGTCTAGATTTTGGAGCTGTTGATGTTGTAGTGACAGAAGATGGTTCTCCATATGTATTAGAAGTAAATACAGCACCTGAGTTATCTAATTCAGAATATGCAGCAGCTAAATATTCTAAATATTTTGATTGGATTGGAGCTTATAATTTAGAAGAAGGTGAAGATAATAAAAGAGAACACTGGTCTTCTTTAGAATATATGAAATCTAAATCATTCTCTTGGAAAGAAATTAATTTTAGACAGAATGACTAGTAGAATTATTTCTTATAGAAATCCAGTAATAAGAAGAACAGATCTTACTATCTTTAACAGTTTAATGAGTTCAGATATTTATAATGGCCTGGATTTTATCCAGGTCTATACAAATACTTCTAGAGCTAAAATGTTTTTAGATAAAGATTTATGTTCTCCTTTATATTATGATGGATATAAAGTAGAATACTTAAACTTAAAAGTCTATAATGAAGAAAATTGTGGACTAGAAGACACAATAAGTTTAGGTTATCATATGGATAATGGTGGTTTTAGAGGTATTACTAATATTGATAAATCTTTATTGACATATCAGCCTCAAATAGAATCAGATTATCCAGATTTAGTAGCTGTAGATACTAAGAGATTAAAGAAAGATTTTTGGAATCCTGATCCTAATTATTTGTATGACTTTATTTGTGCTTACAGAGAAATAGAAATTCCTTGGAAGACAGATCATAAAAAATTTTTATGTTATACAACATATGAAAAGGCAACAAAAGTTCTTATTGTAAATGCAGTAAATCAAAATTCACTTATTCAAAAAAAAAGATTAATTTAATATGATTTTACAAGTTATTAAAGATGTTACTCCTTTATCAGCAGGTATGTTAGTTTCTGCTTTGAGTAGCTATAAATATTCTCAAGAAGCAGATATCTTCAATAGATTAACACCAGCACCTTTTGAAGAATCCAATGTTGTTAGAGTAAATGGTGTATTAGGAACTCTTCCAAAAGAAAATTTTAAAATTTGTACAGTAGAAATTACTAATCCTAAACATCCTTTATATAAGAAAAAGTTTGAAATATCTTCTATTATTATGGAAGATCTTAAAACTAGACAGACATTTGAATTTGTAAATGGTGTATTAGATCCATTATCTATAAAAAGTATTGTAATAGATACAGGAGAAAGAAAAGTAGAATTATCTCTTGGAGATACTCAACTATCTTTTATAGATAATGCTGAAATTGAAGAATTTAAAGCTTATCTGAGATATGTTGATAGAGAAGAATATGAAGAAACTTTTTCTAGAGAATGGGAAGTTGATGAAGTTGAAACTGAAGAAGACAAAAAAATAGCAGAAGAAAAAGTCTATTTTTCTCATAATACAGGAACAATGACCTTGGAAAGAGGAACTTTATATGAAGTTATTAAATTCATGAAAAAGAATCCAGATACTGGAGAATATTTTGAAGTCCCTCAATCTCAAGCTAGAGTTGCTCAGGTATTAGCAAATGGAAACTTTGTAACTGTATTATTAAGAAATGGTAATATTATAAGAAAATAATTATGAAAAGAGTAGATAACATCTTAATTGGATCTGATCCAGAACTATTTATTTATAATAAGGAAAAAGCAGAGATTGTCTCTGCAATTCCTTTCATTCCTGGTACTAAAGATGCTCCTTATATTATTGGAGATAAAGGTTATGCTTTACAAACAGATAATATTCTAGCAGAATTTAATATTCCTCCTACTAATAATGTAGAAGAGTTTGTAAAACATATGAACTATATGAAAGGATATATTCAAGAGCATCTAAGCCATATAGATCCTAATTTAACATTATTGCATCTACCAGATGGACATTTAAAAGAAGAATATTTACAACATCCACAAGCAAAAGAAATTGGATGTTCTGAAGATTATAATGCTTGGAAAGATGGAGAAGTTAATCCTAAACCAGCAGAATTTCCAGGAACATTGAGGACTGTTGGTTTTCACACCCATATTGGATATAAAGATCCAATAGCTCCATTAAATATTATTATCATTAAATTTATGGATTTATTCTTGGGAGTTCCTTCAGTTATTATTGAACCTAAGAATGAAAGAAGACAAGTGTATGGTTCAGCTGGATCTTTTAGACATTGTAGATATGGCTGTGAATATAGATGTCTAAGTGGATATTTCTTAAAAGATGATAATCTACTAAGATGGGCTTTTAACAATACTCTTAAAGCTATTGAAGAAGTAAATAAATATTTAAATGACGATGAAGATTCTATTGATATAGATGTATTAAAAGATGAAGTCTTAGCAGCTATGGGAGGGAATGTAGAAGTAGCTAAACAGCTTGTAGAGACATTTAATATTCCTATGGTTTAATTATTTAAAATAATATTATGTGTGGACTTTTTGGTTATATTGGAAAAGATAATAAAAGATTTAGTTGGGATAAATTTAATGTATTAGGACTTTTTAATGATTCTAGAGGTGGTGATTCTTGTGGAAGGTATTTACTAGGAAGAGTTCTTTATGGAGTAGAAAAGAAAAAACTTTATAGAGATTTAGTTTTATCTTATAAAAATGATTCTGTATTTAAAGAAAATAATGTTATTTTAGGACATTGTAGAAAAGCTACTGTAGGTGCTCATACAGAAGCTAATGCTCAACCCATAGTATTATTAAATGAGTCTTTAACAGAAGAACAAAAAAAACAAGAAAATGTTTTAACAGAAGATTTTGTAATGATTCATAATGGTACACTCCAGAATCATGAAGAATTAGCTGAAAAATATGGTATCAAAGAAGTTAAAGGTGAAACTGATTCTAAAATTCTAGCTAAACTAATTAAAAAAGAAGGATTTAAAATTTTAACTGAGTATATTGGTGCAGCTGCTATAGTTATCTATGATATTAGAGAAAAGATTTCTAGAGGAGTTGATGTAGTATATATTTTTAGAGGAAAATCTAAAGCTTATAATACTTCAACAACTTCAGATGAAGAGAGACCTTTATTCTTGTATAATATAGATGAAGATTATTGGTATTTTTCTTCTTTAGAAGAATCTTTATCATTTATAGATAATTCTAAAGATGATCAAGAAAGAATAGCTCCTGTAGAACCTAATACTTTATATAAATTTGAAAATGGAAAACTTGTAAGTAAAACTGTTTATGATAGGAGTGAATGTCTTCAAAAGAAACCTTATGTATCCACTTATACTGGTCATAATCACAATGCTTATGGTTATGATTATTATAGCTATGGAAGTTATGGTGATGATTATGAAGATGATGTTGCTTATCAGAGATATTGGGAGAGAGAGTCTGAAAGATATAAAGAAGGAAACAAATTTAATACTAAGAAGGAAGATAAAAAGATTCCAGTCTTAATAGTTCCTTCTAAAACTAAATTTGATAGTGAGATAGATAAAGAATCTATTGAAGGTTACTATGGTAGTGAGAATATTTTATTTGCTAGAGGTAGATATTATCATAAGAAACAATTGCTCAATGGAGTATATAATTGTTCTCCTTTAGGATATATAACTACAAGTAAATATACTTCAGATTATAAAGTATACTTTATAGATGGCATATTAATTCAACCTCACTGCTATAAAATGGCTAAACAAATTTATACCTTAGCAGGAAAAGTGGATTATATTACACCTTTTATTGCTGAAAATTATCTATATCTTGGAGAAAATGCTTTCACTAGATATGATTTCAAAGTAAAAGGAAATTTATTTGCAACAGGCTATTTTAGTCCTTTATTTTCTTTAAGAAGTTATTTAATTGTTAAGGGAATTAGTGAGTTTTATAAGACTTTTAATACTAAAACAGATTTTAATGATATAGGTAAGAGAGTAGGTATGTCTCATTACTATAGCAACTTTAAATCTGATAGAACAAATGTTTTAAGTCCTGAATGGTTAAGAACTGATTTCACTCAACTTTCTGAATGCATCAAATATTATTTTGGTGATCTAGGTTGGGAAGAATTTAAAGAAGATGTAAGGAACAATTATGAGGATTTATTATTAGCTCTTAAAAGTGAAAGTTTTGCACAAGTAGAACTATGTAAACAACAATTTTTGATGTTTGTACAAGAATGTCAAGATATTACTGGACTTTCTGAATTGATTAAAGAAGCTAATGAAATTATTGAAGATTTAACTAAAACTTTAAAAACACTGGATTAATTTATGTTTAAGAATGATTTTAATGTAGAAGAAGGAGTTCATTATTTCTTAACTCAAACTATTCCTAGCAGAAGTAGATATTATGATTTTGAGAAAAAAGAGATGAGAAGTTCTACTTCTTCTCTTATTTATGGAGTTGTAAATTTTGATCCTCTATCTCAACAATATTATTATGGTTTCTTTAGTAGAAATTATGCTAAAAATGCTTCTGTAAACATTCTTGGAAATGTAGTTACTGTATTTGATAAAAAATATTTAAAAGAAGTTGGATTCTTGGAAGTTGATCCAGATATGTATATTAATCCTAGAAATCTTATCTATAAATACAATGGAAAGCTTAGTATGGGAAATAATTATAAAACTCCTGTTAGAAATAGAAAATATCCTTGGATGTATGATTTCCCAAATAACTATGGAGCTAAATTTCTATTAGAAGATTTCAAAAGGTATCATTCTGACAATTACATTCCTAATAGAACAGGTGTATTTAACCTTCCAAATTTAACTTTTGGAATAGAATTTGAAACATGCTCTGGTTCAGTACCACAATCAGAATGTGCTAGATTAGGATTAATTCCTTTAAAAGATGGTTCAATAACAGGAAATGAATATGCTACAATTCCTCATAAAGGAAAAGAAGGTATTGGTGTATTACATGAAACTTGTGAAGTATTACAAAATTATTGTGATATTGACCATCAATGTTCTCTTCATGTTCATGTAGGAGTTCCTTCTGTAGATAAAACACTTGTTGTTGCAGCATATCACTATTTTAAAACACTAGAACCTCAAATTTTAGCTATGTTTCCATCAATGATGACTGCATCTTCTTCTTTTAAGAAAGGAGATAAAGATTATTGTAAAAAACTAGCCAAAGATGCTTGTGATAGTAGTCTTAGTGTAGAAAAACAATTTAAACAGTTGTTTGATATGTATGCTGAAACTCCAGGTTTTGTATTTGAAGGATTTGGAGCAAATCATCCACATGATAGAGATGGTAATAGAAAATGGGAAGTACATGCTAGATATAAATGGGTAAATCTTGTAAATCTTATTTTTGGTGGAGCAAAAACTATTGAATTTAGAATTCATACTCCAACATTAAATAAGTATAAAGTAATTCCTTGGGTATATATCTGTAATTCCCTAGTGTGGTACTTGCTAAATCATCAGGATGAAATTATTAAGAGTGCTTCTAGTGGTAAACTTAAAGTAGATCTTAATTCTATTATTTCTAGTTGTTTTAAGGATAGAACAATTGTAGATTATTTATTGTCTTATATTTCCCATAGAATGAAAATGGTAGTACAACATCAAATATCTTATGGAGATAGATGTGGCTTCATTGAAATTCTAGATGATTTTGCTTATTCATATGATTATAAACAAATTGAATTAGTAAAATAAATGGAAATTTTTATACCAGGTAATGTTCCTAGTAGCAAAAATTCTAGAATGATGACAAAGAGTGGGCTTTTAATTAAGTCTCCTCTTTGTTTTAAATATGAGAAAGCTACAAAGGATATTTTTGTTGAAAAGTCAAAAGAATTTAGAGAATATGTAGGAAAAATAGACAAACCTTTGTTTATTAGACTTCATTTTGTTAGGGATAGTAAAAGAAGATGTGATTTTCATAATCTAACCCAATTTATTGCAGATTTACTAGTTAAAAATGGATGGATTGAAGATGATAATATGAATCAAGTTTTCTTTGTCCCTTATAAAATTGAAGGAAAATGGTATTCTGTTGATAAGGAGAATTGTGGTGTTTGGATAAAAGTAGATCAATGGAAAATTTCAGATTAAGTTGTAGTGAACAAGAATTTAGAGAAACTAAGGCATTATCTTATTCTAAGATAGCATCTTATGATAAAGATGGTCCTATTTCTTTAATAACAAAGAAAGATCTTGATGGTAAATCTTACATCATATTTGGTAAATTAGTAGATGATATGTTATTATCTCCTCAAAATTTATACAAATATAAAATTAATAATTATAATGGAGAATTACCTTCTGGTAGTATTTCTGAAATTATTAATAAATGTGTAGATTTTATCAATAAAACAGGAGAACAGTTAACAGATGAGATTATACTGGAATTCTTTGCACAAAAAGATTTTTATAAAACATGGAAGCCTGCAACTAAGGTAGCAGCTGTATGGAAATATAAAGATTATTTAGATTTTATTTTGCAGAATAAAGATTCTATTTTAATAACTCCATTTATGTGGACAACTGCAGAGAAAATTGTAGAAACTATTAAAACTTCTCCAAAAACTCAACAGTGGTTTAACTTGTTAGAAGGACAAGAAGGATTTAATCAAGTAGATCTTATTACTGATTATAATGGATCTAAAGTTAAAGGTGCATTTGATAGACTAGTAGTGGATCATGTTAATAAAACTTTCCAGATAATAGATTTAAAAACTGGAAGTGTTAAATCAGATGAATTTGTAGATCAATTCTGGAAATTTAGGTATTGGATTCAAGCTACTCTATATTATAAAATGCTTGAAGAGATTATAAAAGATGATGATCAATATCAAGATTATGAAATCTTAGATTTTGTTTTTGTTTATATGCCTTCAACAGGAGCAACAATTCCTACTGTATTAACTGTAGAAAAAGACAGAATTTCTGCATTTGAAAATGGTTTTTATATAGGAAGATCTGAATATAAACAAAAAGGACTTAAACAACTAATAAAGGAAATTGAATGGCATTATGAGTCTCAAATTTTTGATGTTAGTTATGATTTCATAAATAAAGAAGGTTGTTATATAATAAATGATAAACAAGTAAGAGGAGAAGATGAATAGTGCAGCTAGAAAATTATTATTACCATTATTAGCAACAAAAGTAAAAATACAATTTCCAGAATTATTAACTAAAGTAACATATGTAGGTTCTTATCTACTTTTGCATTATAAGTTTGATTCTAGTAATGCTTTTTTAAAATATGAAGATTATTTAACTAACCATGAATTATTTAAGAAACATCTTGATAATGGTAATGGTGTGATTTATTCTTTTGATATGCCTAGAGAATTTATTAGAGAAATTAATCTATTTCATAAAGATAGAATAGAAGAATTCTCTGATGATGCTAAGAATATTATCTTAAAAGAATATAAACCTAAAAAGGATTTAGATTTTCTTAAATTAAAATATATCTGGACTACAGATGAAAATGAAAAAAATAAAATCAGAGCAAGTTTTTATGTAGTACCTTCTGATTTAGACAAAATTAAAATAGATCTTACTGAAGAGAAGTTTAATTATCTTAGAGATATGGATCTATCTTTTGATGAAAATATTAGAAAAAAACTAAATTTTAATTGATATGAAGAAAACAGCTGAAGAGTGTAGTGTGAAATATTTTGAAGGAGATGAATTAGCAGCTAAAGTATTTTTATCTAAATATGCAGGTGAAGATGAAAAAACACCTGATAATATGCATCAGAGGTTAGCTTATAATATTGCTCTTATAGAAAGAAAGTATCAAAAAGAATTAGTAAATAAAAAAATAAATACAGATAAACTTTCTGATCTAGGTAGAAATTATGTAAGAGATCTATGTGAATCTAATGATTATCAAATCAGAGATAAATGGTTTCAATTGTTTAAGAATTTTAAATACATTGTACCAGGAGGATCTATTATGGCATCTCTAGGTAAATCTAATAATGTGTCTCTGGCTAATTGTTTTGGCATTGAAGGACCAAAAGATAAAATGGAGAGCATTATGGATAAAGGTAAAGAGATGGCTTATTTATTTATGAGAAGAGGTGGTGTTGGAACACATCTTGATCATTTAAGACCTAATGGGGCTAAAGTCAATAATGCTTCTAAGACCAGTACAGGAGCTCCTAGTTTTATGGAATTATATTCTACAGATGTTAAAACTATAGGTCAAAATGGAAGAAGAGGAGCATTAATGTTATGTATGTCAGACATTCATCCAGATATATCTGAATTTGTTACAACAAAACAAGATTTAACTAAAGTTACAGGAGCTAATATTTCTGTAAAATTATGTAAAGATTTAGTAACAGCTGCTCAAAAAAATGAAGACTGGCTACTAAAATGGCCTATTAATTCAAGATTAGAAGAATTTATTAATTGGAACTCTGAAGATTTTGAATACAATAAACTGTATTATGCAGGAAAATCTTATTTTAAAAAGGTAAAAGCAAATGAACTATTAGATTTAATTATAGATTGTGCATGGAAAACTGCTGAGCCTGGAATATTATTATGGGATAATATTATTAACTATGATCCTGCATCTGTATATCCTAGATTAAAAGCTGTTACAACTAATCCATGTGGAGAGCAACCATTAGGAGATGCTGATTCATGTAGATTATCTCATATTAATCTTTTATCATTTGTAAAGAATCCTTTTACCAATGAAGCCTCATTTGACTATGAATTATTTAGAAAAATAGCATATGAACATGTAATCTTTCTGGATGATATTATTGATTTGGAATGTAAAAATATTGAAAATATAATCAATCATTCAGATGCTAATAGTGAAATAGAACTTTGGAAAAGAGTTCTTGATGCAGCTAAAAAAGGTAGAAGAATTGGATGTGGATTCACAGCTTTAGGAGATACTATTGCTGCAATGAATTTATCATTTAAAGATTCTCATTATTTAGTAGAATCTATCATGGAAACTAAATTTAAAGCTGAATTAGAAGCTAGTATAGATTTAGCTTATCTTAGAGGAACTTTTTTAGATTATGATTATAATTTAGAATATCCTGAAGATAAACCTAGTAATCAATGGTATGAGTTCTTAATAAACAATTATCCTAAACTAGTTTCTAAAATGAAAGAACTAGGAAGAAGAAATGTTTCATTAAGTACTGTTGCTCCAGTTGGATCAGGATCATTATTAACTCAAACTACTAGTGGCATAGAACCAGTGTTTAAAACATTATATGATAGAAGAGTTAAAGTAAATGCTTTTGATGAGAAATATGATTTTATAGATCCTAATACTAAAGAAAAATTTAAAGTATTCACAGTTGCTCATAAAGGATTTCAGAAATTCTGTGAAGTAATGACTGGAAAGAAATTTAATGAATTATCTAAGAGTATGATTAATACTCTCTTTAAATCTTCTCCTTATTATAATAATGAAGCAGCAGATATTCCTTGGCAAACAAGATTAGAAATTCAAGCTATTGTACAAAAATATACTACCAGTTCAATTAGTACAACTATTAATTTAGCCTCAGATGTAAGTAGAGATATTGTAAAACAAATTTATCTTAATGCTTATAAAATGGGACTTAAAGGAGTAACTGTCTATAGAGATGGTAGTAGAAGTGGTGTTTTAGTGTCTACAGATAATAAGACTAAAGATCCTTCAAGAAAAGCACCAAAGAGACCTTCTGAGCTACTTTCTCATATTCATAATATGAAAGTTCAAGGAAAGAATTATCTTTGTGCATTAGGCTTTTATGAAGGTAAACCATATGAAATATTTGTATGTCCTACACCAGAAGATATTAAATTACCAGATATTGGTAAAATTGTTAAAATTAAAAAAGGATATTATCAACTACAAGATCAAGAAGGAAAAGTTATTATAGAAAACTTTGTAGATGTGATGGATGATCAATTAGAAATGATTACTAGAATTCTATCCATATCTATTAGAAGTGATGTTGGTTTTAACTTTTTAATTGATCAATTGAAGAAAAGTAAAGGTGAGTTAACAGCTTTTCATAAAGTATTGGCAAGAACAATTGCTAAGTATGTAGATAATAAAGCAAAATCCAGTGAAAATTGTGATGTTTGTGGAGAGAAACTAGTCTTTCAAGAAGGATGTCTTGTATGTCCAAGTTGTGGATATAGTAAATGCAATTAAATTTAAAATATAAAAACAGTATAACATGGAGAGATTTAATGAAGAAGGAGAGCAAATACTGTCATTTATAGAAGTGGTTTGTCCTAAACCTAGGATGAATATAATAGATGCTACTAGATGTATGCTTAATGAAGATAGAATTATAGGTAACTATGATTGGCCTGAAGATAAAATTCTATTTCAAAAAGAAGGAGAAATTATAGTGATTCCAGGTAATACTACTTGGAATCCTACTATGAGAGAATTATTGTCTGGTAACTATTATATTATAAAATAATGATACATTTTTGTTCTGAGCAGAAAAGAGTTGTTGGAAGTAGTGTTTGGAAAGAAATAGAAGTTCAGGATATTATATCTTATTTTAAAAATCATAAATTTATTGCCTTAGATACTGAAACTAGTGGACTAGATCCACATTCTTGTGAATTACTATCTATTCAATTTGGAGATTTTGATCAACAGTTTGTTGTTGAATATTCTCCTAATATATTAGAAAAATTAAAACCATTATTATTAAGAAAAGATGTAGTTTGGGTACTACAAAATGCAAAATTTGATCTTCAATTTTTCTATAAGCATAATATCATTCTAGAAAATATATTTGACACATATTTAGCTGAAGGTGTATTATATTGTGGATTTGATGATGTTAAATTACCAAATTATGTTAGAAAATCTTTAGATGTTCTAGTTCTTAAATATTGTGGTGTCTTATTAAATAAATCTATTAGAGGAACTATTAATAGAGTAGGTCTTACTGATAAAGTTATTGAATATGGTGCCAATGATGTTAAATATCTGATTCCTGTAATGACTTCTCAAATGGTTAAAATTAAAGAAGATGGTTTATGGGGTGCTGTTAAATTAGACAATAAATTTGTTAAGGTACTGGCATATATTGAATATTGTGGCATTTATCTTAATAAAGAGAAATGGCTAGCTAAAATGGAAGAAGATTCCAAGAAGCTATCAGATATGGAATTTGCTCTGAACAAATGGGTATTTGAAAGATTTGGTGATAAATATGTTAATAAGCAATTAGATCTTTTTAGTGCAGCTAAAAGATGTAGTTTAAATTGGGGTTCTTCTAAACAAATTATTCCTATCTTTAAAGAATTAGGTGTAGATACTAGAGTTAAAGATAAGAAAACAGGAAAAATGAAAGATTCTATAGAAGCTAAACATATAATAAAACAAGTTCATGTGTCTCCTCTTATACAAATGTATATTGATTATAAGAAAGCACAGAAATTGGTAACTACATATGGACAAAACTTCTTAGATGCTATTAATCCTAAAACAGGAAGAATTCATGCTACATTTTGGCAAATAATGGGTACTGGTAGAACTTCTTGTGGTTCTGGAGATAATAAAGATGATGATAATAGTATCAATCTTCAAAATATTCCTTCAGATAAAATTACTAGAGAATGTTTTACTAATCAATTTGAAGATACTATTCTAGTAGACTGTGATTATAGTCAACAAGAAGATAGAATGTATACTCAATTATCTAAAGAACCTGCACTTATAGATTTTTATAATGACACTACTAGAAAAAGAGATGGTCATAGTTTTACTGCAAAATTATGTTTTCCCAAGGAATTAAAAGATATTCCTGAAGAAGAAGTAAAACATACAAGACCTGATCTTAGAAGTAAAGCTAAAGGTGCTAAATTTGCTATTTTATTTGGTGGAGTTGGAGATACTATTGCTAAGAATTTAGGTTTATCTAGAGAAGAAGGAGATGAAGTCTATAATGCCTATATGAAAGCTTTTCCTAAATTAAAAGAATATTTTGATTATATTAAACCTGTTGTTACTAAAAATGGTTATGTTCATTTTAATGATATAACTGGTAGAAGATCCTATTATCAAGTCTTTGATGAATATCAGAGATTAGAGAGAATTATTAATAAACAATGGTGGGAACAATATAAACAACATAAATTTCATCAAACAGAAGATTTTTTAACATATTATAAGCCTACATGTAAAAGTTTCTTTAATAAAAGAGGAGACTTAGAAAGAATGGCACTTAATTATAGATGTCAAGGTAGTGCTGCAGATATGTCTAAATTAGCTGGAGTTTGGTTTTTTGATTGGATTTTAAAAGAGAATTTATTTAATAAAGTTAAAATAAGTAACTTTGTCCATGATGAATATCTTTTAGAAACTCCCAAAGATATAGCAGATAAATGTGCAAAAGCTTTAAAAGAATGTATGGAAAAAGCAGGTAGAGTATTTATAGATGTAGTTCCTGTAATTGCAGAACCTGAAATAACAACAGTGTGGCAACATTAAAGAAAACCTAGAATGAATAATATTGAATTTAATGCTATCTTATCTGATATAATAAATGATATATTAGGAGTAGCTTGGGATTATAATAAAGATGGAGATGCTTTATATACTGAAGATGTTCTTAATATAATTAATATGTATAAGAAGAAATGAAACATATAATGATAGATATAGAGACTTTAGGAAAAAGTGAATTTGCTCCTTTAGTCAGTATAGGTGCTATTGAATTTAAACCTGAAGATAATAAAGCTTTAGGAAGAGAATTTTATCAAGTAGTAGATTTAGGAGAATCTGTTGTAGGATATGATATAGATGTAGATACTCTTAAATGGTGGATGCAACAATCTGATAAAGCTAGAGAAGTTTTTAAAGAACAAGGTCAACCTATGCAGAGTGCTTTAATAATGTTCTCTCAATTTATCAACCAAATAGCAAAAAATGATGATTTCAGAATTTGGGCTAGAGGTGATTTAGACTTTAAAATATTAGAACATAATTGTAAACTATGTAATGTAAATATTCCTTGGGAATATAATCAGAAAAGAGATTCTAGAACATTTATAGAAGAATTAATAGATTTCTGTCCATGTTTTCAAGAAGAAAATGATAATGAACATAATGCATTAAGTGATGCTATATATGAAGCATTAAAAGTAATGCATATCATGTCTTACCTAAGAAAAATTTAATATGCAAGTTAAGATAAAAAAGTTACATTCAGAAGTAAATTTACCTGTATATAAAACTATTGGTGCAGCTTGTGCTGATATTCAAGCTCATTTCAAATATAAACCATTAGATGAAATAATGTGTATTCCTAATAAGGAGTACACTTATAAAAGAGTCTATGATTATTATGATGAAAAAGAAGAAAAAGTTTGTTTAGAAAAACTAGTATTATGTCCAGGAGATAGAATGCTTATACCTACAGGTATTTGTATGGAAATTCCAGAAGGATATGAAATAGTTATTAGGCCTAGATCTGGTTTAGCTTTCAAAGAAAGTCTTCTTGTAGTTACAGGAACTATTGATTGTGATTATAGAGGAGAAATTTTTATTAGTGTCTACAATAATAGTAAAAGAGATTTTATTACTATTAATAATTTTGATAGAATTGCACAAGTAAAATTTCAAAAAGCTGAACAATGTGAATTTATTGAAGGAGAATTATCTGATACTGAAAGAGGTAATGGTGGATTTGGTCATACTGGAAAATAATGAATAAAAATCTTTATATTCAATTAAGAGCAAGACTTTATGATATATACTGGGAATATTTATATTCTAAAATATATGCTTTAATTGAGGAATATGTAGAAGAACATCCAGATTATTTTCTTGAAATTATAGAACAAAATGAAAAGAATATAGCTTTATTTAAAAAAGCAGAAACTATGTTTCATCCTTATTTTTCAGAAAATAAAATGGGTGATTTTCTTAAAAGAAGAATAGAAGGTGCACTCAAATCTTATATTGAGAATCTTTATTTTAAAGAATTCCTTACTAATGCAGATACAATAATAAAAGTTTGTATAAAAGAAGTAAATAAACAAGAAATAGAAGTAGGTTTTCTAGAAAAATCTTTTAAAAAATCTATAAAAGCTCTTATAGAAAAAAATATTGAAGAAATTCAAAAAGAACATGAAGATGGATTATGAAAGAATATTTTTATTTGCAGATCCTCATTTCTATCATAAAAACATAATAGGCTATGAAAATAGACCATTTAAAGATGTTTATGAAATGAATGATATTATTATTAGTAATTGGAATAAAGTTGTTAAAAAACAAGATAAAGTGTTTTTAGCAGGTGATGTTTCTTTTGCTAATAAGATGTTAACAGAAGCTATTATAAATCAATTAAATGGAGATATAGTATTAATCTTAGGTAATCATGATTTAGATCATTCTTATTCTTTTTGGAAAACTCAATTTAAAGAAGTTTCTAAATATCCTATAGTTTTAGATAAATTTTTTATTATATCTCATCATCCTATGTATCTAGAATCTAATTCTCCATATGCCAATATATATGGACATGTACATAGTGATGATAGATATAAAGATTATACTAATAATACTTTTTGTGTAAGTGCAGAAAGAATTAATTATACTCCAATATCTTTAGCAGAAATAATTACAAAAATGAAAAACTATGAACCCTAGAAAGTTTGCTTTGACACTTTTAAAAAAGGCAAAAGATTTAAAAAAATTTAATCCAGATCTTAGAGAAGGTCAAACTATTATAATTCAATTATGTAGAATGAATCAAAAATATTTTTTAGATTTGCCTAATGAATATAATTGTTTTGAAGATGATTCTAAGATACCTGCTTTATTAGAATATATATCAACTCTTAAAAAGAAAAAGAATGAAGATAATAGATCAAAGTGTGGAGCTAATAGAAAGAGGAAAAAGTAGTCCATCTGAATTTGTAGAATTATGTGCTAAGAATTGTTATAAATCTAATTTAACAACTTCTGAAGAACAAAGAATTAATTTTATTACTAGTCTTGTAAGAAGAGGACATACCTCTGTATTTGAGCATTGTGGAATTTATCTAAAATATACATATGGTTATGTTAGAACTAGATTCTCATATTTCTTAAAGAATCCATATACAGTAATAAAGAAGAAAGATGGAATGTGTTATATCTACACTAATTTAAGAGTTATTGTAGAGAATGATATAGATTTATTTGAAAGAATTATTTTAGATAAACCTACTGTTTCTTATTTTGAACCAGAAAAGAATGATCCTAATAGAATAGTTACTTTTAGGATTATTACTGACCATGGTCAAGAAAGAAGCTTCTTAAGACATAGATATAATAGTTTTACAATAGAAAGCACTAGATTTATTAATTATTTAAAAAAACTAGGTATTACATTTATTTCTTGGCAAGGTCAAGATAAAAATGCATGGATATATAAATTATCTTGTAAAATTAGTGCTTATCTTTATAAACTATTAATTAAAAGAGGAGAAACTCCTGAAATTGCTAGAACTGTCTTAACTTTAGGACACAAAACAGATATTATCATGAGTGCTCCTATATGTAAATGGAATAATTTCTTTGATTTGAGATTAGATAAATCAGCTCATTTTCAAATTAAAGAGTTAGCTTTAAAAATGTATGATTTAATACAAAATTTATGAAAATAGCTTTTTGTGGTAGAAAAGGAAGTGGGAAGGATACAGCTGCAAAACTCTTAAATTTTTATTTAAGTGGAGGTAAATCTATAACAGAAGAAGTAAAAGAAGGAACTATTAATAGTATTTTAAGTATAGCTAAAGAACATTTTAGATTTGATACAATATCTTTTGGAGATAAACTTAAATCTTTGTTACTAGAAATTTATGATTTGTCTAAATCAAACAAGTATCTCTTATATTGTTCTGAAAAAGATAGTTTATATTTTGATCTAGAAAAAAATTCTATAGAAAATTCAGATTCTGCTTCTAGTATTCCTTTAAGAATATTATTACAACAGACAGCAGATAAAATTAAAAAGAATTTTGGAGAAGATTATTTTATTAAATCTTTATTTAGAACTATAGAAAATTATGGTAAAAAAGATGTTATAGTTCCAGATTGTAGATATATAAATGAATATGAAGCTTTAAGAGAAAAAGGATTTTATATTATTAAAATTGAAAGAGATGATATTTTAAAAGATAATCATGATTCTGAGAATTCAGCTGTAAATTTGCCAGATAATATGTTTGATGCTAAAATTTCTAACAATGGAAGCTTAAAAGATTTAGCATTTACATGTTATGATATTTATTGTGAAATATCAGATTATATGAAAGATGAGGATAAAATTTTAAAAAAAGATCCTAATGATTTTTTAAAAAATTATTTTTCTAATGCTATAGATCCATTTATAAAATCAGTAAATAATATAATAGAAACAGGCAAACATATTAATCCATGGAGTGCAAATCCATATTCAGATATGTATTCCTATGATTGGAAAGATATAGTTTATAATAATATAAGTGATACTATTAAATCTAATTTAGGTTTTAGATTATAAAAATATAAGGAGGAAAGTAGTAATACCTTCCCCCTTAGTTTTTTTTATCTATCTAGTCTAAACCATACCATTTTAATTTTTCATCAATAGTCATAAAATCAAATATTAATCTACTACCTGGAACTAATCTTAAAGTTTTAATAAAGCCTTTATTCCATCCTTTATAATCCCCTTTTTCATAAGTTTCAAACCATGCACCACTAAAAACATCACTTAATGAATCAACTAATCCTAATATAGCTGTAGGAGATTGAAACATCCTAGTGGTTTCACTAAATATACCTAATGGAGATAAAGCAGCTAATTCTGTTCTAGTTCTAGCTAACATGAGTCTAAATGCTTGTAGTCTTTTTTCATTATCTTCATCAGCTTTTCCAGCTAATGCTCCAATAGTCATAATTAATATAGTCATTATTCCTAATGTTGCTAATTCTGTAATAGCAATATGCATATTTTGTTTTTGACCATCAGTTAATTTATCCCAAGCAGTTAAAATATTAAAATGAGCATCCTTTAAATCATACCATACAAACTTTAATAAAGTGTTATAATATCCTTCAGTATAAATGCCTAAAGAAGTATCTAATTTATTTATAGAATATCTTCTATTAAGGTTAGGACCTAAGAATGATCTAAAGATAGAAAAAGCTCTACCAATACTTCTTGATTGTAATGGAGCCCTATCTATTTTATCAGTCATACCAAATAATTGAGTGTTTAGTTTTCCTAATCTGTTCATAAAAGCTACTAAATCAGATTTAGTAAAATCACTTCCATCTAGATTTTTAGTTCCTTCTTTAATACCAGGAATTCCATTTTTTACTTCAAACTGATCATATAAAGAAACTTTCTTGCCTTCAGAATTTAATACTTTAGTATTATGAAGCATTGCTATTCCAACACTCATTTTATTACTAAAATCTCCCAATTGTATAGGAAGCATTAAAGAATTGAAAGATAGCCCTCTAAGTAATTTATTCTTTACATTAGAATTAAGATCTTTTAATTCTTGATCATAATCCCCTAACATATCAAAAAATGAAGTGAGATAGAACAATTTAGAATCTGGAGTAACTGATCCTACTTCAGCTAGATATTCAGGCATTAACTTCATCACTTCTTTTGCAGCAAATGCTCTGTCTTTATAGTCAAAAAATCTTTTAGAGGCAGCTTCATTAAGAATACTTAACTCTCCAGTTACTTGATTAGCAAAACCTACAAATGGAGAACCTCCCAACATAATATATTGTACAGCATCTCTCACTGCATTCATAGATTTAGCAATATCAAATTCTCCTTTGATAAAAGGTATTTTAAAAGAACCTTCATTTTTCTGGTACTCTCCATATAATCCTTTATCTATAAGATCTTTATACCCTTTATAAAGATTTTCTGCTTTAACTTTACTTTCTCTTTGAATTAATCTGGTGAGAACAGGAATAGTTACTTTAGATTCTAATCCATTGCTACCAATTTTAACTAATCTTTCTGATAAAATATTCTTCCCCACTTCTAGAATATCAATCATTTTAGACTTTAAGTTATAATTAATAGACATATCATAAAATCTAAGTACATTTCCTATTAAATCTGTAGAAAAAGTGGCATCTTTTATCTTACTTGTATAATAAATAGGTAAGAATTGTACTGTATTACCTTCAAAATCTTGAAGTCTTTCTTCATATCTATACCCAAATTCATCTTCATCAGCTCTAATTTGAATTGCAGATAAAGCATCTTTAGTTTTAAAAGCTTTAATAAATCCTTCTTGAACAACTCTCTCTCTAAAATCTGCTCTAATTCTAGGAGCCATATTAGGAGTTACTCCTTTTATATCAGCAGGTAGTAGATTAAGAGATTCTTTCATAATCTTATTAATAGTATTATAGAATTTTAATTTAGCAGGATTATTTTTAATCTCTTCAAAAGCTTTATTCTTTTGTTTAGGATGTGCTAATTCTCCATATACATTAGGAGTATGTATAGTATTACCTTTAGAATCAATATATTCATTAACATTTTTAGATTTCCATTTCAAAAATTCTCCTCTAGGTAAAGTTTTCTCTTTATTATATATAATATTTTCCCATCCTTCAACTCTCTCTACATATTTTCTATTAAATTCAGACCATATTTTAGCCCATTCTTTTTGTAATTCTGGATTAGCAATAAAAGCTTTTTCTCTTTCTATTGGATTTTCAGGAAATTTTTTTCTTAAAGTTTCCCATAATTTAGATTTAGCCACTTCATAACTAGAATAATCCCATTCTGAATTAAAATTTTGTGAATATTCTCCATTTATTTTTTCAAATATCCAATCAAAATCTTTAATTCCTGCATCATTTAATTCTTTTACAGCATTTATTAATTGATAATGAACATCTTTAACTTTCATTCTTTTTTCACCTTCTGTGTTTTTAAATGCTGTGGCTACTAAATTAATAACTATATCAGGATTATCACTTGCTGAAGATATCCATCTATTAAACCAATTATTATCTTTATTAGCTTTTGTTAAACTGTCAATAACTTGTTGTCTAGTTAATTTTTCTCCAAATGGATTTTCAACTTCTGCAAATTTATCAAATTGAGTTCCTATCCATTTAGCAAAAATATTAAACATCTTTAATTGAAGTTCATCATTAATAGCATTAGATTCTACTAAGAATTCTGAAATTAAAGAATGCATTTTACTATTAAATTCTGGATCTGATTTATCTTCTCTTAGGTATCTCTGCATATCTGTAACTATAGGCTGTACAGATACTAAGAAAGATTTCATTCTTCTAGCAATATGAGCAGACTTTGAAATAGAATTATTAGAGAGCAATTCATTCTCTTTATTTAATTGTTCTGTTAGTTGTTGCATTACTTTAGAAGCTCCACTAATATAAGAAGCTATTCTTTCTTTAATAGTGCCTTTTTCTAAAGTACTGTTTAATTCAACTACTAACTTTCTTTGAGCTTCTTTAGTACTAATACTAGATAATTGATTTTCATAAATCTTAAGTCTTAAAGCTTCTGTTTCAATAACTTTATTCATAACATCTTCTAAAGATTTAGCTCTATTGCCAATAGAATATAATTTATCTATAGAAGATTTTAATAGAGAAGTCTTGTTTAATCCTTTTGCTTTATTAGTCAAAATATCATGAGCAAACTCTTTTAATTCATTATTTAAGAGTTTTTCTAATGATGTATTATCTTTAGAACTAAAAATTGATTTTAAGACATTCCAGAGCCTTTCTAAGAGGTTTTTAGCTGGCTTATAAGATAAAGTATTAACATCGATAAGATATTGTCCTAAAAGCTTTCCTATAGCTTCTTTAGCTAAAAGATCTTCATCTCCTTTATAAGCTAAATTATATTCACTAAATTCATCTCCTAATATATTTTTATAAGCTTCATTTTGTTTAATTAGATTCATTAATCTATTAACAAATGGAGAATCATTCATAGCTTCTACAAAGAAATGTGCTCCTTCTTCTCCTAAAGCTTCTAAAGATATTTCATTTTTAGCAAATTTAATGGCCTTATTAGTAATATCTGCAACAGCTAAATAGTCTAAACCATATTGAGATTTTAAAGAGTCAACAGTTTGAACTTCTACCCCAAGTTTTTTTAATTCATCTAAGATTCTATTTTTAATAGAATTCTGAATATCAGAAGCAGATAAAGAATATTTAGGATTATTTTTTATTTCTTTTGCAGTAATATATTTATTTAGAGATCTATCATATAATTGATATTTAGTACCAATAGATACCACATCTACATCCTTTAATCCTGCAGCTTTAATAGTGTTATTTAAATCAATAGCTTGATCAGCTTCTAGTTTAAATTGACCTTTATTATTCATATGATATCCTTCTACTATATCCATTAAAGCTTCTTTACCTAGTTCTAATGTTGTAGTATTCTTAACAGGCTCAGCTTTAGGAATATCTGTATTATTATAAGACTCACTATTTAATAATTCTAATGCTGCAGTTTTTAAAGCATATTCTTTATCATTATATTTTTCAAAATTACTTATATAAGTAGTATTTATATCTCCATCTGCTGTCCTATCTAAGAAATTTCCTTTATTTTTATTCCATAAATAATAAGCAGAATCCTCACCAAATAATCTTTTTAATGTTTCAAATTCTTCTTTTACTTGTGGATCATTTAAATTTGGACAAATCTTCATATTTAAAAAATTATAGGGGATTTGATATTATCTCCTCCCCATTATTATTATTTACCTTTACAATGATTCTTTATTTGTTCTGCTTCTTTAGATACTGAAGCTAGTTTATCAGATAATTCACTATCTAATTCTTCATTATTTTGATTATTAGTCTCTCCTTCTATCATAGCTTTTACTAAATCTATTTCTGCTTGAGCTTCATGTCTTTTTAAATTAGCATTTAATTCTGAAGATTTCATTAGTTTTTCAGATAAATGATTAGAAGTGAAACTTGATTCTCCCTCAATGAATTCAAAAATAGTTGATGTACCATAGCCACTTACTCTCTGATATTCAGCTGTTTCTTTAGTAGCTCCTATTAACTTATATAATTCTATTTTTCCATTATTATTAAATTTAATGTATCTATAAGGAGTCTTAATATAAGAACCTTCTTTTATATTAATAGAACTAGAATGACTTAATGTTAATCCTGAATGATCTTTATCAGTAAACTTGTAGTTATCTCCTTTACTAATTTCAGGAACTATTCTATTATTTCTAAAATTATTCACTATATAAGAATCAATTAAATTATCTATATTAACTCTAATATTATCATCAAAAATAGTTTCTCTAAATAACTCATTAAATCCTGGAATATTGTTAATCATAGAAATTGGAACTACATGATTAAAACTATTAGGTGTAACACCCCATCCACTAATAACAAAATTATATTTTAATAAGTCTTCAGCTAATTTAGTATATTTAGGAGTTCTCCATAAATATTCAAAAGCTCTAATAGCTTCATCTTTAGCAACTTCATTATCAAATCTAGAACCACTAAATTTAATTATAGAAATAGATTGTCTACCATTCAATGTGGTTTGGAATTCATTTTGAACAGTCAATCTTCTAGTAAACTCATTTATATTTTTAAGATAGTTGTCTTTATTTACAATTTCTAAAAATTTTACAGGAAATTTATATATCCAAGCATTTTTTTGTTCTTTTGTAAATTTAAAGAAATCTAGAGACTCTGTTAAATGATTAAGCATTATAGTATTTAATTCATCTATTTCACTTCCAGTTAAGTCATCATGAATAGCTTCTGATAACAAAGATCTATAAGCTGTAAAAATTCTAGTGTTAAATGGAGTGTATTTTGATATAAAATTATCATATTCTACTACACCATTAGTATTAGCAGAAATTAAAGATTTTTTTATATTTGGATCATGCATTAATTTTTCATATTCTTCTCCTCTAGAAACATAAGTTAAAATATCTCCTAAACCTGAAACAATAGTTTTTTTACTTAGTTTTTTAGCTTTAGCTAAATTGGCTATTGTATCTCCTGGATTAGGTGATGCTCCATAAGTTTCTGATCTCATTGCTGAGTTAATAGATCTTAAAGTATTTGCTGGTTCTATAAGATCTTTAAATGCTTCTAAGATAAGAATTTGTTTTGCATTTTCATATAAATCTATATCACCACCACTCTTACTATAATTTTCTATAGATTTAATGAGATCTGATTGTTTAAATTGAGTAAAACCACTCTTTATAAGATCAAATCTAGATTGTTCATTAGTATGTTTAGAAAATGCTTTAATAACTTCTTCTATACTATCTCTATAATTAAACATATCTCCTTTAGCCATTACCTTATCAGACAATAATCTTAAAGAAGGTTGAGACATAAAATACATTACTGTTTTAGGATCAAAACCCATTCTTAATAATAATGTATAAGTACTAGCAGTAAACATATTTAAATTTACTTTAGAAGCAGTTAATGTTTTAGCATTATCTACTACTGTAGCTAAGAAAGATCCTAATATATTAGTAACATTATTAGTTCCATCTAATGTTTTAACAGGACTTATTCTTGTTACAGTTTTTCCATCTAATGTAATAGCACTCTTTTTATTAAGATTAACATTATAGAATTGTAACATAGAATGATTAGCACTGTTAGCTGCAAACACACCTGTTAATGCTTTTCCTGCCATATATTCATAATAAGTATCTGTTAAGAAACCAGGATCAAATAATCTATCTCCTCCTGATTTTTTCTTTTCTATTTTTTCTAAAGTGCTTATAACATCAGCAAACATAGAGGTATTAGCCCCACTTATCATTGTTTTAAATGCATCTCTAGAAGTAAGAATACTATACATAATATCTATTAAAGCATTATTAGATACTTCTACAGATTGTTTTTCAGGAAATTGTTTATAATTATATTTTATTTTTTCTAATTTAGATTTTTGAATTATAAGATCTTGATGTTCTTTTAAGAATTTAGAAACCTCAATCATTGCTTCTGTTTCTTCAGTGCTTAGTTTTTCTCCAGAATCATATTTTTCTAATAAATCACTGAGATAATTCATCTCTTCTTGATAATTACCTGATGAGAAAGTGTCTGATAATAATCCATTATTTACCATCCAAGTTCTTATCTTAGATAGATTATATCTAGCTGGAGTATATTTGGCAGCATAAGATAGAAAATACATCTTATCTACATCAAAATCAGATCCAGTAATAGTAATAATATCAGAAGGCAATTTAATAATACCTCCTTCTGCAGGAGAACTAAATCCTTTAATTCTTAATGGAACAGCTGAATATTTATCTTCAGTAGGAATTCTATAACATATTACTTTTAATAATTCTTTATCTTCCACTTTAGATGGATCTATCATGCCATTTTCATCTGCTAATTGAGCTAGTTGATTACTATAAGTATAAGGCATAATACAATCAACATATTCTATATGTCCATCTTTCATATGTACTTTTAAAGAATTATCAAAACCATAAGAAGATACTTGATATAAAGCTCCTCCACTAACTTTATTTCTAATAATATTATTTCTAAAAATAGAAGATATCATTTGAAATATTCTATTAGATTGAAGAGGGAAATATAAAGGAAGTTTAAATACTTTTTCTCCTTTATAATTCATAAGTTGTACAGCTTCTGTAGTATTTTCAGCAAATTTTCTTTGCATTACTCCACCTTGAAGTTCTCTAGCTAATCCATCTATAGTACCAATTTTATCTATAACTTTCTTATAATTTTTATCATAATTCCATGCTAAAATATCATCAAATAAAGAAGCAATATTCTTGCCAGTAAATTTCATATCTTCAATATAAAATTCAGCATCTTCATCTAAGTTAGCAATAATATGTTTTCTAATTTGAGATCCAAATAGCTGTAGTGTATCTCTAAAGTGTTCTGGTGTATCCATCTGATACATGTAATCATCATTACTTAAATAATAATATTTAACATTAGTTTCAGATAATTCTCTGGGATCACCATTAAAATGTAATACAGCATCTGGAAGAATAGGTTTACCTTGTTTTCTTAGTTTATCTTTAAGTTCTTGAGAAGTATTTAATTCAATACCTTCTTTTACTGCAGATTCAAAGTAAACAGCATCTATACCATTATCTTCCATTCCTTTAACTAGAGCACTTAATAAAGGACTATTTTGCACCATTTGAGGAATTAATACTGCTTCAGAGTTTTTATTTTGTAGTGGTTGATATAAAGAAGTGTTTTTACCATTTATATCTACTCCAGAATCTGTAATATGAGGAGCAAACATATATGGTTTAATAGGTTGTAAAGAGAATGTTAAAATATCTTCTACATTATAAGTACCATTTTTTAGTCTTTGATAAGATGATTCTTTAGCATCATCCCATTTAGAATTCATTCTAGCAATATTTCTATATCTATCTAATGTGATAAATGTTTGTCCATCTGTAGCATTATTTAAACCACTATCAATAATTTGACCATTAGGTAATTTTACTTTCTTATTTCCTTCTGAGTCTGTATAATTAGAATAACCAAATTTAGAAGCAATAATCATAGCTTCTGTTGTTGATACACCATTTAATTTAAGATTTTCATAATAAGCATCAGCTACTAATGAAGGAATTTCATTATCTTTCATTCTAATAGCTTTAAACTTCTCTGGTATTCCTAAAGTTTCCCAATCACCATATTGACCAGGAGACATATTTTGTTTATTTCTTTTAAAGAAGTCTACATCATTTTTATAATAAGCTAAATCTCCAGATGTCATAGTCATAATACTATATTGAGCTAAAGTATCATTATAATAAAACTCCTTTAATTTACTCTCAGTTATTCTTTTGTCATATTTAGTACCATCTAGATCAGGATTAGATTTAAATTTCTTAAATCCCTCTTCCATAGCTTCTTCAATATATTTTCTTAAAGTTGCTTCAGAAGTTTTAAGTTCATCAAGATTATATTTATTTAAAAAAGGAAACATTAAGAATTTAGATCCCCTTCCATCTTTTTCTTTACCTTGATCATTAATAGTAACATCAAAGTTTTTAATACTATAAAGCTTACCTTGTTTAATAAGGGCTTTTCTCTTATTATAGACTTCAATTCTTCTAATTTCAGCTTTAGCTAATTCTACTAGACCATCTAAAGAAGAACTTAAATCATAAGATTTAGGAAATCTAATTACTGGCATAGAAGAAGCATCTGATGGAATAGGCAACATAAAGTAACCATAATCTCTAGCTCCATTATTATACCATAGATTAATTTTAGATCCTAAGAAATCAGGTTTACTTAATTCAGAGTATCTAGTTTTATCTTTTTCTAGAAACATAGACACTTGAATTTCACTAGCAAGATCTTTAACTTTTATATTATAAAGTTCTTTTAACCAAGGATGTGTAAATTTACCTTCATTATCAGTATAGAAAAAGCTCTTTTTAAAAGGTTCAAATGCACTTTTATCTGTTACATCTGTAAGTCTTTTAAACAATTTACCTATAAAAGATGGAGTAATATTTGTAGAATATGTCTTTCCATCTTCTCTTAAAGAAGATTCATATAATGATGGTCTAACATTAGATAAAGCTTTACTTAATGCTTTTATTCTAACATTAACAGGTAATAATTCAAGATCATAATAAGTATTTCTTCTTATATCATAATCATCTTTATTTATGGTATCATGAAAAGCTCTCAACACTCTAAATGAATTCAATAAGAAATCTTGCATTGGCTGAAAGTTAGAATTATCATCATTTAATCTCATATTAGATTGAAAAACTTTTACTAGTTCTGATGGTTTACTATCTATTCCTATAGTATTCAACATACCAGAAACTTCTCTAGCCCATGCATTGATTTGTGGATTATTAAATTTACCTGATTTCCAATTCTTTTTCCAAAGTCTAACTTTATGAAGTCTAAATGGATTACCTGATACTTCTTGATATATTTTATAAATTTTATCTGAATTTTCTTTTAGAGATTTTATAAATTCTTCTTTATTATGACTAGCTAAAGAATAATTAGAACTCCATATCCTTAATAATTCTCCTGCTTTATTGACACTATTACCTCCAAATACTCTCATAGTACCATCACTTTGAGAGCTAATAATCATATATTCTACAGAATCATTTCTAAATGAGTTGTAGAAATCTACTTGTAATTTAGGATCTGATTTTAAAATATCTATAATAGAATCTACCCAAGGAAAACTTTGACTTAAAGATTCTAAAGTCTTCATTAAATCACTAGGTTTATTCATTGTAGATAGTTTATTTAACATGGTAGCAAAAACTTCTGTACCACTCATATAAGGTTGATATCCTAAATCATCAGGAGATACTAAAGTACCATCAGAAGTCATTTTAGGAATTCTTCTAATAATATTCCTAGTGCTCTGTCTTAATTTAGTTACTGGAGATATTAACATTTGATCTATTTGCCATCCTTCTTGTTTAACAACTTCTTCATTATTCATAAACTCAGTGTTCTCATCTTGTTGATTCATATCCATATCAACAATTTGCTGAGCTTTAAAAGTGATACCTTCTAATGCAGATATTTCTTTTAACATATCTAATGCTAATTGACCAAACTGAGGATTTCCATCAGCATCAAATTGAACAAGTTCATCTGTAATTAAATCAATAGCATCTATCTGAGTAGGATCTGTATAAATAGCATTATCTCCATGTGCAGAAGCATATAATTGATCATGTATAGTTAAGATATAATCTTCTAAAGAATATTGTTTAATAACATCAACCCTACTTAATTCAGGAGATTCTTGAGCTAAATTATCTATAATATCTTCAAAAGTATCTACTAACATATCTACTCTTCTTTTATAAACAGAAGGAGTAATGTTAGATAACCAGTTTCTTTCTACTAAAGGTCTATTCTTTTCAAATTTCTTTTTAGAATATCTTCCTCTATTAATATCATAGAACACTTGTTCTATAGAAGGATTAAGATGTAATTTATTTCTAATTAAATAGTATATATTTTTAAAGAAATCACTGATTTTATCTAAGATAGATTTATTAGTAATTTGATCTGTTTCTACATAATCTCTAAATTTATCTGCTAGAGTTTCTTCTACAGCTATATCAGATTTACCAGTTAAACCAAATTCTTTTCTAGCTTTTTCTAATAATTTATTAGTTTCTGCTTCTGTCAAGAACATATTAAATACAGCATGAAAAGCTTCATGATAAGTAGTTCCACTAGCAGCTATATCTGATAAAGTAATAACACCATCTTTAAATCTTCCCCAAGCATAAAGATTTCCTATATTAATTAATCCTTTATGAATTTTAATTAAATCATTTTCTTCTAATTGAGGTAAATTTTCTTTTAACCAAGATAATTCTTTTTCTTTATTCCATAATTGTCTTGATTGACTGTCTACTAAACTATATCTAATATCATCATTTTCTTTAGAAAATATTCCTGTATTATCAGTAGCTGATTTAATTTGATTAGAGTTAGGTATTAAATATTCTCCATTAGAATATGCTGCTTCTTTTCCTTCTAAAATAATATTAACATCTTCTTTAGACCAAGGCATTTCAAATAAACCTCTCTTAGCAACCTTCTTCCCATCACTCCTAATTATAGGGCTTGCACCATTAACAATATTATTAACACTATTAGCTTTTAAGAAGAAACTATGAATAGATACATTTTCTTGTTCTGCATATTGTTCTGCATATCTTTTTGAAGGGGTAAAATAATATGCTTCATAGCTAGTTCTTAAAGTACCATCTTCATTTATTTCTCCTGCTCTATAAACAATTAAAGGTTCACCATTCTCATCTACTACTTTTGAAGCATTATCAGTGTCATTTTCCCAATCGCCAAACCACTCTTTGAAAGCTTTAGTTCTTACTTGAGCATATTGTTTAATAGTAAGATTAGAAGGACTTCCATTAGGAGCTAATAAATTACCATAAGAATTTTTAGGAGCTCTTTCTAGTATATAAGCTTCTTCTTTAGTAAGATTAGATAAGCTATATTTATCACTGTCTTTTCCCCATTCTTCTCTTCTAGATAAATCTGGTTTAATAAAATTCTTACCTTTTAATTTAGTAGCTAATTTATTATTAGGACCAGATAAAGGACCTCTTTTTTTAGGAGAATTAGATAATTCTTTTACTGCATCTACAGTTAAAGTTTGTTCAAAAGATTGTTCTACAGGATCTGTAATTTTTTCTTTTGGTTTAGGTTCTTCTATTTTAGTTTCTTTAGTAGGTTCTTTAACTTCAGATATAGTTTCTTTTACTGGATTAAGATCTACTAAATTTCTATCATATCCAAATGTTGGAGAATGAAATGGTTCACCTGGAAATATATTCATTTGTAATGCATCTGAATTTAATAATTCATTCATTATTTTATTTCCAGATTTATTTAAAAGATTATAAGGAATGTTGATTAAAGATTCTTTTACTCTATTAATAGCTTCTTCTCTAGAAACAGCTTCAACATCTTCATATTCAGATCCATTATATTTTTGAACCATAAAAGGAAGATCTGCACTATTATTTTTTACTAATCTAATAACAACATATTTAGATAGTTCATAAGATCCTTTACTAGAAACTTCAGGATCTGAATCTAATATCTTTTTAAAAGCATTATTAATATTAGTTCTATAATAGTTATGTAGAGCTGAACCTTGTTGTAAAGTATTATATTTTTGAGTGTAAAGTCTTAATGGAAAATAATCTCCATTAGCACTTTGTACCATAGCAAATAAATGACCTGTTCTAAAGTTATCAGCAGGTGGTGTATGAAAATTATTCATATCAACACCAGGAATATTAAAAGTATATCCATTAGTTTCTTTTCCTACAACTATACCTAACTTAATATCTTCAACATTATCTACTTGTAAAGCTTCTTTAATTGGATAATAATTATCTCCATCATGTGTAATTATACCATAAGATTTACTAGTTATAAAAGAAGATACATTACAAGGAATAATTCTTTTACCATTAATTAATACAGGTTCTCCTTGATAACTAACAGCTTTATTATATAATAATGCTCTTTGTTGTTTAAGCATTTGTATTTCTTGATCTGTAGCTTTCCATTCTCTAGCTTTTTTCTCTCTTCTTAACCAACTAATACCATTATTATTTTCATCATAAATTAAAATATCTGCATCATCAGCACTATGTTGATATTGAAGAAATTCTTCAGGAATACCAAAGAAAACTTTAGATCCCACATTAGCCACTTCAGGTTTAATAGTTTCATCAAAACTAATATAAGAATTATATTTAAGAGAATCCATTCTATTCTGAGGAATAGTTTTTATTCTTTGATTACCTTGAGAGTCTGTATATTTATCATAACTATATTTAAAAGATACTAATCTTAAAGGATCATTCTGATTATATTCAGTTTCTACATTATCAGATTGTTGACTATTATCTTCTTGTACTGGAATATTATCAGGAATATTTTGTGAAGGAGTAACATCTCCATATTGTTTAGATTCTTGTAATCCTTTTATATAGTCTAAAACTTCATTATAAGCCACAAATTCTTCTCCTCCTAATAATTGATCATTTATAGGAGTTTTGTTCATTAAAGCTTCTTTAATGAGTTCTGCAGCAACAGGCTCTTCTGTAATATCAAAGAATCTAGCTGCAAAAGCATTAGCTTGTGATTCTGTAGGATTATCTAGATTAAAATCTCTTAAAAGATCATCTTCAGATTTATATATTTTATTAAAAGCTTCTTTAGATAAAGCACTTGTTTCTGCAGATTTTTTAGCTTCTTCTCTAGCAGCTAAATAATCATTTAGATTAGAAGCACTATTAATAGATTCTACTATATCATTAACTACTTCATCTTTACTCCTACTTTTATCAGTAATAGTATCATTTGAATCTTGTTGAATAGGACCAAATAATTCTTCATTCATTGTAGCAGTAATAGAATCATCTATGTCAAATTCAGTTGTTTCTGATATATTTCCAGATTCTGTATCACTATAATCTAAACCTTCATCATTAGATGCTTTAGAATCTACATCTTGTTCAGGAGATTCTGAAGATTTGGGTTTTTTCTTATTAACTTTCTCTTCAGTCTTTTCTTCACTAGTCTTAGTAGTTTGTTCTGAGACTTTCTCTTTAGATTTTGGAGAAGATTTTTCTTTAGTAGTTTCTTCAGATTCTGTTTTAAGATTTTGCATTTCTGTAAGAAGATCTATAGAAATCATTCTTTCAGCAAAATTCTTTTCTAGATTATAAGCTATATCCTCTAATTTAGGATTTCTAGCTATAATATTAGATAAGTCATTCTTTTGAAGAATAAGTTGTTTATTATCTGCTATATGTTTTTTATAATGATTTTTAAAATTACTTTCTCCTAAATCTTTAACTCTATTGATAGTATCAATATTTTTTAATACTTCTTGAGCTGCTCTATTTCTTAAAGCAAATACTATACTAGAAGCATCTTCTTTTCCTTCTATAATAGATTGAACAGCAGTATTTAATTCATTATTAAGAGTTTGATCTAATGCTTGCTGTTTAATACCTTCTTGTTCAACTAAAGCATATAATGTAGCTGCTTTCTTGTTCTTTCTAAAAGCAGGATATTTTTGAAGATTATCAATAGTTGGCTTTATGGCTTTTAATGTTTCCAAATAATTATTAGCTGTTACTTGATCTTCTCCTTCTAATGTACCTACTCTATCTTCATACATTTGAATTAGTTGATCTAGACTGTCAGCTTTTACATGTTTTCCTAATTGCTCTTCAAATTCATGTTGAGATAAAATTTTAAAAGCATCTGGATTCTTTTGAACAGTAGCTATCTCTTTAGCTGTTCTATATTTATTTAATCTGTCTAATGCTTTTGTATATATTTTATTTAAAGTAGGTCCTGCTGCTCTAAATAAACCTCCACCAGCAGCTCCTAATAAAATAGAAGTTTTAAATTCTATATCATCAGTGTATTTATCCCATCTCTCAGAAAATGATTCACCTAACATTTTCTTTAATTCAGGATCACTTAGAGCACTAAATTCAGCTTCTTTTTGAATAACATATTGAGTACCTTCTTCTAATCCTTCAGATACAGCATTCATACCATAATCTGATAGACTATTAGCAATTCTTTTTAATCTAGAATTAGCATTTTTAAAAGAAGCAAATCCACTTAGAATACTATCAAATTGAAATGCATCTATTAAAAATAAAGGCATATTAGCTTGCATGGTAATAGAAGCAGCTTTTCCAGCATCTAATCTTAATTGAGCTTCATCATTAACATATTTGTCATCTAATTTGTGAGCTTCAATAAAACTATCATAAGCTTCTTTAGCTTCCATACCAGATTCCATAATTCTACTAGTAAGACCTGCACCTATATTAGCTGTAATTCTTGCTGTATTAGCTGCTCCTTTAGCTGTAGCACCAAGTTTCATTCCTAATTTTCCTAATCCTTTTCCTATAGTACTAAATCCTTTAGCAGCTGCTATACCTGGAATCATAAGAGATAATGTTGTAGCAATACTTTCAGCATTGCCAGCCCAAAAAGTAGCATCAAACATAGCTTCCCATAAACTATCAGATTTAGATTGTATAGTTCTATAAATAGGATCAGTAAGATCATTCATAGATTCTTTTAATTCTCTAAATGTTTTAGAAAATTGATTCTCAAAATCTCCTACAATTTCTTCTCCAAATAAAGCTCTGTATGTATTAGGATTAACTAAATATCCTAATGATTCTAGAGTACCTGCAGTAATTGCAGATACTCCTCTAACAGCTCCTTTACCTATTAATCCTAGTAATGATTGTTGTTTAGCAAAATAATCTTCTCTTAATTCTGGATTAATTAAAGATTCATAAGACATATTTGTATCATATCCATCAGCTACATTATATTGAATAGGACTTCCTTGTAGCCAAGATTGAGGTGTTTGATTTTCTTGTGCAGCTTTTCTATAAATATCCCAGTTAGTTACTCCACTAGAATAAACATATTCTCTACCATTTGGAGAGTTAGGATTATCTATATATTCTCTACCATTCTCATCTGTTTTTATTTTACCTGTTAAGTTAGGTAACTTATCTTCCTCCATAAGAGGGGTTGAGTTTTCTTTCTCTACTAACATATTTTTGTTCTAGTACTAAAGGTGTTAATTTTTCTATAACTGAATTAAAAGGTAATCTTTGTTGTTCTGTATATCCTATAATTTGACCTCTATTATTATATTTAGGTAAACTCATAGTTATCATAGCTTCCATACCATTAGGTCCAACAGCTTTTTCCATCTTGATAGGCAATCCAGTGATAGGATCTGTGAAAGTTATCTCACCTCTACTATTATCATAATATTTATTAAATAAAGTATTTGCTACTATGAATTTAGATTGATCAGATTCAATTGGCTTTCTTACTGCTTGATATTTTTTACCATCTTCCATAATAATAAATGCAGCCATAGCTCCATTAGCAGCAAAAGCTGTAGAAACTTCTTTTACTTTATTATCATCACTAAACCCAATAGCTTTATGAAAATCTTTTTGGTCTTCTACAGTTTCACCATCTATATACCAATCTTGTACAGAACCAGGTAAAGAACCTGTTTTTAATTCATCTATATCTTGTTTATATTTTTCTTCATACATTGCTTTAGGAACATACTTAAATGCAGCAGTAGTTTTATTACTCTTAGCATAATTATCTTCCCATTTAAGAACATCTTCTCTAGTTATATTAGGATTAAGGGTTTTTAAATACTCATATTCTTTGTCAATAGCTTGATTAGCAAATTCTTTTGCTTTATTTGATTCTACTAAATCATCTGTTTGAAAACTTGTTCCATATGAACTTAAAGCTCCTGGCATATATGATCCAGGAATATAAGTATTACCTCTCTTTGGTAATCCATTTTTAGCAATATCTGCTAAATTATCAGAAGCTAGCCAAGGTAATGATAGTATTTGAGTTTGAGCATCAGCATTCATTCCACTAGAACTAATAGACCCATCTTGTAATTTTTTAAATAATCCAAAATCATAATTGGTTTTATTTTCTACATCATTTCTATAGAAAGTTAAAGCTCCTTCATTACCTAACTTATCTAGATCTTCCATGATATTATTAGTTAATCCCAGTTGTTGTCTTTCCTTTAAATAAGACATTGCTTCAGGATTACTCATTATTCTACTAATTATAGTATTTTTAATTCTTTCTGGAGATAGAGTAACAGTCTTATTAGAAGAATCTGTTATAATACCTGTTGAAGGATCATATTTATATCCTAAATCTTTAGCAATAGTTTGAGGGGTAATTTCTTTTCCATATTTACTAACAAGCTCTTGTAAATCTACAGCTCTAGTAGAATACCATGGAGAATATGTTGCATTAGAACCTGCTCCACCAGATTGATTATATCTTTGTAAAGCAAATGCTAATCCTCTTTCATATTGATCTCTATTAATTTCTCCTTTTTCTAATCTTTTCTTTTCATCTTCAACATTTTTTAGATATTGTTGATAAGCTTGACTTGCTCTTCCTAAATAACCTCTACTAGAAATAGCTTGTTGTTTTTCTTGTAATATCTGTCTAGCTCTTCTAGAAAGATCTTTATTATAACCAGATCTTAATAGTTGATCAGATAGATCATTAATATTTTCTTTATATTTATCCATCCATTGTTGTACTCCAGGTTTATCTACTTCTAATGCTGGAACATCAAATAAGCCTTCTTGATCTAATAAAGCTTGGTATTGATCATGTTTTTGTTGCATCATTTGTGGTCCTATAAGCATTTCTTGTAGAGTCATTGGATTATATGTCAATGGTTGAAATTGATCATAGTAGTTAACTGCCATAGTTTATATTTTAGTGTGAAGTGTTGCACTTAGTTGTATACATATATATAATCTAAATGCAACAGATCACAAAGATACTAAATTATTAAAGTTATTCCAAATTTTTATGATTTTTTATATTTCACTTGTCCTAGAGCATCTAAATAATAATCCATACCCATAGTTTTAATAGTATTTCTATAAGCTTTTTCTCTACCTATACTTCCTAATCCTTGCATAGCTCCAGATAGATAATTTCTAATAGCAGTTCTTCTAGCAGCTCTATTTCTAGCATTTATATCATCAGTCATAGTTTTAGCTGAAGCATTATATTGTTTAGCTCTAGCTCTTTCTGAAGCATTAAATTGATTAGTTCCTCTATTGAATTCTTTAGCTTGTACTCTTCTTTGTTCATTAACAGCTTCTGCTTGCAATGCAGCATCTGAAATTGCTTTTTGAATTTGTGCATTTAATCCTAAATTAGCAGCTAATATAGCAGCTCTTGATCCACCACTAGCATCAGCAAAAGATCTTCTAGCATTAGAAGCTTGATTTAATATAGGATTAGTATATGTATTTGGATCAATAGGATTATATTGTAGATAATCATTTAATTGTTCTGGTGTAATATATGTAGGATTAACTCTTTCAGCTTTACCTACTGTTGCAGCTCCAATTAAATTACCTAATACTGGAGCATATTGTAGTAATGAACCTAATCCTTGCAGTTTCATAGCTCTTTCATGTCTCTTATAAGCTTGATAATCTTCAGGACTTAATGTAGATAATTGTTCTGGAGTTAATTCAAAATCTGAAATTGGATTAAAACTAGTTTCATTTTCATTAGCAATTCTATTACCTTCTAAGTCAGCTTCTAATTGATAAGGATCAAATCTTGGACCTGTTAATCCTGTTAAATCTCCAAAATTATATTTTCTATCCATCATTCTATCAAATTCTTCTTCAGTATCAATAGAAGGAATACTAGTCTTTTTTGTTGTAGAAGTATTAGTTTTAATTGGCTCAACAGTAGTTTTTTCATCTTCTCCTCCTTTAATAAATGGAGGATTAAAAGTATCCCCATAAGGTTTAGTATTATCAGGCAATATACCATTCCATCCACCTTTAATATCAGGAACTTTAAACAATTGTCTTTCTGGTGGAATTGGATATATTGGATCTGTTTTCCAATAATTTCCTCTATTAGGATTATCCATTCTAATATTAGTTTTATTAGATAATCTAGGATCTGAATTTAAATACCATCTACCATTTCTAAAATAAGCTCCATTTCTATTAGGACCAAACAAATCTCCACCTTTTGCAAATTGCTGTGGTTCTATAGGTATTTCTTGATTTAAAGGCTGTTCTAGCTCACTAGAGACATTTTCTTCTTCAGGCATATCAACTATACCTTGTTCTTCATCTAAAGCTTCTACATCCTCTATTCTAGTCCATTTTTCTTTTAAAAAATTCTCTTCTTCTTCAGTAATAGGCTCATCAATTAATCCTATATGATATAATCTAGTATAGTAATCTTTATTTTCTGTTAGATGATCTAGAGCTATTTCTCTAGCAGCTTCTATACTGTCTGTATGTTCCATTTCAACTTTAATACCTACAGATATTTCTAAAGGATCAAATAATTCAGTAGCATTTTCTCTAACTTCTTTAGAAGCTCTACCACCTTTTAATTTTTCCTCTTTAATATTAGAAGCAGCCATTCTTTTTACTTGTTCATCTGTAACTTCTTTTAATTCATTGCCTAGATTTTCACTTTCACCTTCTACTTCTTTAATAGTAGGACTAGGTTCCATAGGTTCTCCATTTAAACTACCACCTTCAGCAAATGTGTTAGAATCTTCTAAATCTTTTTTCATATTATTTGCTGCTTGTAATCTAACCATCATTTCTTCAAATCCTCTTTTACTAATAGGATCATTAGGATGTTCTTCTATATCTTTAGCTAATATTTCACTAGCTTCAGCAAATGTTTTTCCTATTAGATTAGAAGGAAGATTTAATTCTTTGACTATATCTTCATCTAAAGTTAATCTATCTGAAAAGATATAATCTTGATATCTAGTTTCTCCTTCTTCAACTAGGTTTACATTTCCATTATCGCCTATACCTTGTGGTATTCCACCTATAGGAGATTCTTCATGACTACCTCCAGTATTAAAAGAAGTTAAACCACCTTCTGCAAAATATTTTCTGCCCATTAAATTATTAATATTTCCACCATCAGCAAAGCCATATGCTTTTCCCATATAACTTTCTAATGTAGCCATAGTATTTAATCCTCTAGCTTTATTCTTAGCTCTTTTTTCTTTTCTTTTAGCTTTTTTCTTTCCAAATATAGACTTAATACCTCCAGCTATAGCACCACCTACAGCTCCAACAGCACCACCTACTACAGTTCCTATACCTGGAACAATAGATCCAACAGTTGCTCCTAATCCTGCACCTGCTCCTACAGAACTTCCTATAGCTTGCTTAGTATTAAAATCTTTTTTAACTTGAGAAACATCTATATATGTAGGATCAAAATTATTTTCCTCATCTACATTAGCTTGTTGATTTTCTCCTTGAGATGTTATATCTGGAGAAGAAAATAATGTAGCTACATCAGATACAGTACTTAAAGGATCAATACCACTTAAATTAATTCCTTGTTTAGGTATAATAGGATTAACTTTTTGTTGAGTTAATGTCATAACAGGTTCTGGAGATTGAGCTGTTAAATTAGGATTAATAATAGATCTAGACACCATAGGAGAATTTAATAATCCTCCTCCATCTAATTGGTTAGTATAATAATCTAATCCTAATAATTCTCCTCCATTAGCATGTTTTAAGCTAGGATATTTTTTATATACTTTAGCTTTAATATCACTTCTACCATGTAATCCTGCTAATCTTAAAGCATCCCTAGCATCAGCTTTAGTTGGAATAGGATAGCTTCTATGTTTTCCTGCAAAATCAGAACTTTTAACTTTAGGATAAGGTTTTTTTGAAGATCCATAATCTTTAGATCTGCTTAAACCTCCTCCTTCTGCTAGTATATTATTTTCAGGAATTTTCTTTATTCTTACTTTCATAAACATTTACTATATTTTTACAGAATTCATAAAGTTCTTTTTCAGTTAAATCATTTTTCATTTGATTACAAGCCATGCAAACTAACTGAACATTATCCATAATATAACCTTTACTAGAATCTATTCTATCTATAGATACATTTGTAGAAGTTCTTCCCATAAAAAAAGAGCTTGTCATATTAATATTAGAAAGAGCACATTTTCCTAATTGCTTATTCCAAAGATATTTTAAAAAATCTAATGTTATATTAAATTCTAAATTCTTCTTTCTAGCTCTATCTCTAGCACTTAAATATCTTTCCAAAAGCATTCTATTAATATCTTGTTTTCCTCTTCCTGCTAATATTCTTTTTTGTCTTTGTTGCTCTTTACATTCTTTACATCTATAGTCTCTATTATTTCTAAACCATCTTTCTTGATTAATATCAAATTCTGATTCTGGTTTATATTGATGACATTTATAGCAAATTAAATTTCCATCAGAATTATATTGTTCAAATTTAGTTCTTTTTCTTGGCTTACAAATATTCAAGCTCATATCCATCTTTTAAAAGTTTATTTATCTCTGATTCACTTAAATCATACACTTCATTTTCTTTATATTTTAAGTTGCCTCCATATTTATATTCTTCATTATTTCTATAAGGAATAATATCTCTATTTCCACCTAAAATAGGTCTCATAAAATCAAAATTTAATTTTTTACTTTTAGGTTCTATTACTTCTCTTTTATCTTCTTTTTTAGGCAAACTATTCTTAGGAAAGTTATCATAAAGAAATTTAGCTTTCTCAATAACAGAAGAAAGATTTTCTGATTTTGATTTTTGAGCTGCATGTAAAGCTTCTGTAATTTGTTCTATAGTAGCATTAGGATTATCAAATATTTTTTTAAGTGCTTTCTTTTTGTCTGTTCTAGTTAGAAAGTTGTTAATATAAAATTCTGTTTGAGATAAGTAAGGATTAGTATATTTACTGCCTTCTTCTGTATTTATCCAATCTTGATACCAATAAGAAGTTGGTTTTTCATGAGATTTTTTATTTTTAAAGTTATTTACTCCTTCTTCAAAAGAATATAATCCTCTATTAACTATTCCTCCTTGTTCTCCTTCTTGGATTTTATTAGGATCCCAAACATTTCCTTTTACATATTTATTTCCTCCTTTTGCTGTTTCTTGATGGGATAATGCCATTAAAGCAGCAATCTGTTTTTTACTATATTTACCTTTTAAAGCTTCATAAAAAGCTTTGGCATTATCAGCATTTTCTTCTTGAAATAACAGAGTAGATTTTTCATTATTTAAATCTCCTAATATATTTTGTTCTATGCTTTTTAAAGTTAAATCTCCTTTAGTAATCAAACTTTTATATTTATTAAGTTTTTTTACAAAATCAGGATTTTCTAATCTAAAAAGCATTTCTTTTATTTTTAAATCACTATATGGAGAATTAGAATTAGATAATGAATTTAAAAGTTTATTTCTAACTATTTCTTTTAAATTATCTTGAGTCATTATATAGAATATTTAACATTAATATCATGCAGTATAATTTTCCTATTATTATCATTCTTTAATCCTAGTTTAATGAATTGCCATCCATTTCTCATTCTGATTAAAGATTTTGAATGTCTAGGAATAGGTGTTCTCCATATTCTAAATCTTTCTTTTAGATTATTACCAAATATTAATGGAACTTCTTCTGAATTTTGTCTCTCATTCCAAGAATGTATATAATTATATGTTTCATTATATACATCTTTATCCCATTTATTATTTTCTAAAGAATAACATTCAGATCTAAATTCTATGTTATCATATGTTTTATCTAAATCATAATTTTCATTAGATATAATAGTAATAGAACTATCTTTTAAATCTCCATAGAAACTATTATAGTCTCCTTCAAATTGAAGATATAAATGTTCTATATTATTTACTATATGATCTGTTAAAAAAGTATCTTTATAATTAATAAATATATTTGGTGTAATATCCATAAATTCAGTAAAAGCATTAGCAGCTTCACTAAATATTAATGACTCTGTATCTTTAAAATTAAAATATATTTCATCATTATTATTATGGAAGAAAGAATTAAAATCTTGAGATAAATCTATATTAGACATATATGAGTGGAACCCATAATTAGTGGAGATATCTTGCATTCCTTCTCCTGTAATCTTATTAATAGAACTATTAGTATCATCTATATAATAGATTCCAGTATTAGAAGAACATATACCCCATTTATTAGTAGTTCCAGATTTAGTAGTAATATATCTTTTATCAGATAAGAATTGTCCAGTTCCTAATTCAATAGGCACTCCATCTGAAGGAGTTAATTGAACTCTAGGATTAATAATAAGATAACTTACAGCAGTATCTTGAAATCCATACATGAAACTGTTAAATTCTTGTAATTTTCTAATTTCACCATATTGACCATCAAGATCTATAAATTCATTTTGAAGAATATTAGTAGCATTGTCTATTTTAGATCCTAATGTTTTAGTACTACTAGCAATTATCTTATTAGGAAAGTTAGTTTGTACATCTACATCTGAAGGTATTTGAGAATAAGTGAACAAATCATTTAACTGGTTATACACTTCATTAAATTTATAATATTGTTCAGGTTGTGTATATTTAATATCAGTTAATTTATCAGAATTGTCTATTCTTCTATCTAAATCTATAGTAGATTCTACCATAAATGATAACACTTCTGCAACTCCATTTGTAGCTTGTGTATCTGTAATATATGATTTTAAAAGATTAAATCTTTGTAAATAAATATCTCCTTGATCTGCAATAATATCAATAGGTTTCTGTATAGTACTAGAATATTCTATAGGAACTTCTTTACTACATACTATATATAGATTATTGTTATTATCTGTTTCTCCATATTGTCCAGATTCTCCAGTTATCTTTCTACTAAGTTCTATTATAGGAAATTCTTTAGTAGTCCAATTATAAGTTCCTTTTTCTCCATGCTCTATATCAGAAATAGGAGCATACTTAATATCATTATAGGCTGTAAATACATCATCTATTGCTTTATCTGTATTACTTTGGAAATGATAATAAGGTTGAACATTATCATATTCAGGTAATTCTGCCACAGCAGGAAAAACTATATGTTGAGATGTTTTACCATGATATGTTAAAGTTTTAGCAGCATCTCTATCAGTATAATGAAGATCTATATCTGAATTATATTTTATAGATTTACCTATATTCTTCATAAATAAATCAACAGTGCCATTATTAGCTCCTCCATACTGTTTTTCACTATCAGTTCTCAATAAAGTATATTTATCTGAAGAATCTTTTTTAATAGGATCAAATCCATAATAAGCTCTAAAATAAGAAATTTTATGATTATTAGTAGGACTATCATAAGTAAAAATCAATCCTTCTCCATTACTAAGATAGCCAGGTCTAAGATAAGTTAAAATTCTATCTTCATATCCTGGAATACTAGCACTAACAGTTACATTTTTATTATTAGTAGTGTCTAATGTTGTGGAAGATGATAATGTCCACCTATTAGTTGTTATTCCAACTAATTTAATTTCACAAGAGTTTAAATCTAATTTTGGTTGATCTGGAAAAGATATTTCAGGAGACCACATATTTACAATACTACTATCTCCATAAACACAATAGTTAGAATCAGTAGTATCTGCTATAATACTTACAGGATTATAAAAAGTTGAATCTTTTGCATCAAATTCTATATTATCATATACATAACTATCAGGACTACCTAATACTCCAACTGTTAAATCTGCTTTTCCACATAAAGGCTGAAATACTCCTTTAGCTGGAAATATTGCATGTGTAGGCATTTTACTAGAAGTAGCTACTGTCTTTTTATCAGGACTATTAATTCCCATATTTCTAGTTAAATAATCAGGCATAGCCCAAAAACCAGTGTCTCTTTGAGTTCTTTGAAAGATGGTGGGAGTTAATATACCCTGAGACAGTATACTAGAATTTGAAGTATCTCTTTTAACTCTAACTATTCTAGCTCTAACTATTCCAAAGTCTTGTACTAGTATCTTACATAAACTTATGGGAATTGTAAAAGTTACTCTAGAATAATTAGCAGATATGTTAACATTTAATCCATTTTCAATTTCATTAAAAGGAGCTTCTGTATAAGATTCTAATCCACCTCTAGGATTAGATTTGATATTATTTATTCCTCTAGGTATATAAACATCTTTTAGATATATTACTTCTAACCATTGTCCATATTTATCACAAAATTGTATTCCAAATCTATAAGTTTCCCCTCTTTTAAAAGAAGTTTTAATTTTTCCTTTTTGATCATTTTGATATGGATTATATTTTAAACTAGATTGTATATTACCTTTCCATGTTTCATTAGCAGCAACTGAAGTGCTATTAACATCTTGAGTGAAATTTTGTTGTTCATCAGGTAATATTGTATAAGTATCTATAATTTGAGTTTCAGCCCCTATACTATATTTAATAAAGTTTGGACTGGCATTAATTAAATCATTATCACTACTTTTATAAGTTCTACTAGTTTTATCAAAATCTAGTTCTTCTGCTCCTTGAAAATTATATTTACCATTAGGATCTATTAAATCTTGTAGATTATTATGTTCTTCTTTATAATTAGCAAATATTAATCTATTTGAATGTTGAGCAATACAATTAGGAATTAAAAAATCTGATCCTAAAAAAGTTAATTGTTCTAATGACACATCTTCTAGTGATACTAAACCATTATCTTTATAATTTAATGTTAGATTTCCTGTAGGAATTTTAGTATTTCCATCTTTGATATATTCATCTTCTAATTTACCATCATAGATAAGACTAATCTTAGGAAGACTATTATATTCAGTTCTATGTATTCTATATAATTTTATATTAGAAAATCCTTGTTTAGGAATTCCTCCTATTGTTATATCAAAAGCTACAGGAACACTAGTGTCTTTTTCATATCCCTTACCTGTACTAGTAATAGCATATAATTCACTTAAACCACTAAGTTTAGATTGAGCTCCATATTTTCTATATAGATTATATCCATATTGAATCATTCCTGCTTTAAATAAACCTCCAGTAGTTTGGCTAACTTCAATATTACCATAGCCAATTTCAGGAACAAAATCTATAACACTAATATCATTCTCAGCTCCATCTGCTATATTTACATATCTAGGTTGATTTAAACCATCTATCCAATATACTTTTATAATAGAATCAGATTCATACCATCCTATGGTTTCTATCTTATGTTGAATATTAAAATTCATATTTCCTTCTAAGATAGTAATCATTTGATTAGTTTCTGTATCTATTCTATAAATTCTATCAATAGCAGGATTTTCTTGATGTGTAAATAATACTATATAATTTTTAACTTCACAATGTCCTAATATGATTCCTTTAATTGCTAAAGTATTTCCTTTGTTATCTGTTACAATATATTCTTTATTACCTTTCTCATTAGTTACAGCAAAAGTAGTTTGACTGTCTGTAGCTAATAGTCTGGCATTTCTTATCTCATAAGCATATTCATTGCTAAACTTAGATTTTGAGATATCTTGATTAATTCCCTTAATCAAATGTTTTTCAATCTTAGGTATTCCCATATTATTGTGTTCTTAAATATTCCTTACTTCCTAATGATGCATAATATTTATCATGTTGTTTTAAATCAGGAATAAGTCTATTAACTATATTTGTAAAGTTTTCTGCTTCATCTAATGACATTTGATGTAATTGAGTACTAGCTCTACCAATAGACCAAGCATATCTTTGTTCTACCATTTGAAGTACTTGATAAGGCATTCTCATATTTTCTACTAGTATAGTATAATATTGAACTTTAATATAATCAATTAAAGCTCTCATGATAGCAAAGTTTTCAGGAACCATAGGCATTCCATCCTCATCTACTACTATACCTCTATATGCCATTTCAACAAATCCATTTCTAAAGGAAGTATAAATCATTCCATTATTGATTGTATAAGTTAAATCAGATGGACCTTCTTGATAACAATATTGTTTCCCTGTAGGATGGAATGTATCTGTAGATCTTCTCATTGGAATGAAAGCTTTATCATTATTATGATGCCTCATTCTTAATTGTACTTCTTTAACAAAATTACAAGGTAACTTGCCCATGTAATCTTTTATCTCTATATCTGAATCTGTTTTATAATCTTTAAGTAATTTTGGAGAGTTTAATATCTGAAAGAAATCAGTAACATAAATTACTACTGCTTCATAATTTAAATCAGCCATTATATTATTACTTTTAAGTCTATCTAACAGTTCAATCAATTTTACATATCTCATATTTTTCTTGTTCTAATGCATCTATTTTATGCTCTCTAATGTTTTTAGAAAATTGTCTAGACATTATTCTAGCTGGTTTATATTTTAAGAATCTTAGTTTATCATATCTATTAGCAATATCTGAAACAGTATATCTAATTTGATACATGTAACCATCAGAATGTTGATTTAAAAGATATATTACTTGTCTATTTTTTTTAGCTTCTGGATCAGATTCCCATAATTCTTTAGTAGCTTTATAATTAATAGGAAGATTATTAATTAGTTCTCCATCTTCAAATTTAGGACTTTTAAAATGTTTTCTAATTCTAATTTGTCCTAATCTATAAGGAAATTTTATATCCATAGCTTTCTCAGAAATAAGAAGAGAATATTGTTCCATGATAAAATCTAATATCTCTTTATATTTCTCATAAGGAATTTGTTTACAATTTTTACAATAATATCTCCAATAGTCTTTACAACTATATGAATTTTTAAATTTATGCTCTCTTTGTTCACTCATAATTATACTCTAGATCTTTGATCCTCAATTCCTTCTCCATCATTAACAACATCTTTAGGTCTTTGAATTCTAGTAAGTTCTTCTAGTGTTAATCTAATAATAGGATCTACCATAGAATTATTAATAGGAAATTCTTCTTCATAATAATCTCCTTCATTTCCATTAGCATAATACACTTGAGAAGGATCAGAAAAAACTCCAAATATTAAGACTTTAGTTAGATTAGTAAAAGATGAATTAAAAGATTTTAAATATAATCTCTCATTTCCTAATGCTACATATAATAGATCTTTTGTCCATCTATTTGAACCTACAGAAGGCAATCTTTCAAATGTAACTAAATTAAAAGGAATTGCTGTATAATCTGTACTCATTATAATAGTAGTAGCTACTCCTGCTTCTTGTGCAAAATCTACCATTTCAGGTATTTTATCCACTGATCTTAATAATACTTCTGAATATTTTAGATCAGGAACTACTCTAATTTTTTCTAAAGGAACATTCAATGTTTGATAACAAGATCTAGGTACAGACTTTCTAGCATCTTTGTAATGTTGCTTTAGAAGAAAAGCTCTTTTATCTATTAAAACATTATAAATATATTCTTCAGAAAAGTCCTGAATAGAATCATCTGAATTAATAGATAAGAATTGTAATACTCTAAATATTAGTTCTCTTGTCCTCATTTTATTTTATTTAAATTAATTTACAAAGATACAACATTTTATAGCTTTTTCCAAACTTTGTTTTTAAATATATAATCTGTTGCTCCTGTAATCTTAGCATTAGGATTTCTATTTACATATGTTGTTTTGAATCCTTTTGTTCCATATTTTATAAATAAGAATTTCTTAGGAATATTTTCTAATATCTGATCTATAGTATCTCTAGATTGATATTCTATTTTATATTGTTTACCTAAATCTATAACATCTAAATCTAGATATGGAGATCTATATGTTGCTTTTATTGTTTTTATGATTGTGTCTTTAAGATATAAGGTATCTATAACCTTATTTAAGAGGAGATTTTGATTCTCTTGAGTGATTGTTTGATTAACTTTTAAAAGTCTCTTATATTTAATATTTAGAGCCTCTATTTGTTTTTTAGAATCATCATTAATATGTTTAAATTCATTGGTGGTTACTATTAAAGATTTTATAGTGGCTGCATTAAGAGAATCTTTAGTTTTAAAATTAACTATTTCTGTAGTGAGAGCTTCTTGATTATGAGATAATCTTTCTATATTAGCTTTCTGTTTTTTAATATATTTAGCTTGAAAACTAATAGTACATATTAAACCTAAGAGTACTATAAATACTCCTAAGTATAATTTCCATTTTATATTCATATTATTCTATTGTTATAGTTATTTGATCTGTAGCTTGTTTAAGCTTATAATAGAGATTTTTAAAAGTCTGAGTACTGTTAGAAATCCAACCATCTTTGGTCTTCTGTCCTACTAGTAGGCAGCCAAGGGAATTGGATGCTTCATTTCCTGTGTGTATTAAAACACCCTCAAATCCAGGAACATCTAATAGTCTAGGAAGTTTACCTTCACAGAAAGTAGCCCAAGACCTATCTTTAAATTTAGGACTTACTACATCTAAAGTAATTTGATAAGTTCCTTTAGGAATAGCAGTTTCTCCATATACTTTTTTAGATTGAATTTCTGTAATAGACATTTCATTAGTTAAACCCCTATCAGTATCTTCAATTACATCACATTGATATGTACCATCAATATATAATTTACCTTCACAATAGTTATCTTGATTATTTATTCTTTTTAAAACTAACTTCATAACTTAAAAATTTATATAAAACAAAAAATGCCCCCTATCAATTAAGATAGAGGGCTCATTAAACAAAATCCAAGAACAATTACCTGAATAGTTTATGTTTTTCTGCCATAGTTCCATATAGATATGTCAAGAAAATGAAATATGCCTTAGCTTCAGGATATGGAAAAGAATCATCAGTTAAAGACTTATATGTATTATAAGCAAGTTCATTAATAGACTTACCTTCATATTTTTCTTTAGCTTTCTTCTTGTTCATAATAAAATTAAAATCATACTTATTTACAGAAGAAAATTCTCCAGTAAAATGTAGATTATTATTTTTCCTAGCTCTTTCAGTTTCTTCAACTGACCAAGGCTCATCATCTTCAAAATCTAATAGAAGCAGACCACATTCAAGCATTTCTTTATCTAAATGATATCCATGTTCTTTAACATGTTCCATCATTTTAATATCACAATATTCTTTTTCTTTACCACTTTTCTCAGAAAACCTATTATGCATAGTCTCTTGCTCAAATGGTTTATTAGAATATCTT